CTAAATACGATACTATTGTTGAAACAGTAGAAACATACATTCCAGAATACAGAACAAAAGTAAAATGGAAAACAGTACACGATACAATAGAGGTACATGATACCATCCCAACAGACACAGCATCTATTTTAAAAGACTATTTTGAAACCTATGCATACACAGATACACTAAAAACAGATAGTGTTACATTTGTTATAAACGATACAATATCTCAAAACAGAATATTATCTAGGGGCATAAATTACAGTTTAGTATATCCTACTAAAATAATCTCAACAGAACGTGAGGTTAACAAAAGAGAGTTGTATATTGGCTTCGGCTTAGGAGGTGATAAACAACAACTAAGCTATGTAGGTAGTGAATTAATGCTACGAAATAAAAAAGAACGAATATATGGGGTAGGATTAGGTATAAACAACAATTTTGAACCTATATTAACATTCAAAATGAGTTGGAAAATAAAATTTCCACAAAAACCTAAACTTAACATACCCATAGAATCTCTTCTATGAGTGATATAAAAAAAGTAATAAGACAAGAATATCTAAAATGTGCTAGTGACCCCATACATTTTATGAAAAAATACTGTTTTATACAGCATCCTCAAAGAGGTAGAATACAATTTTCACTATACCCATTTCAAGAAAAAGTACTATCCTTATTTCAAGACAATCCTTATTCCATTATCCTAAAATCTAGACAGTTAGGTATATCTACCCTAACAGCAGGTTTTTCATTATGGATGATGATATTCAACCAAGATAAAAACATACTCTGTATAGCAACAAAACAAGACACAGCCAAAAACATGGTTACAAAGGTTAAATTCATGTATGAAAATTTACCTTCATGGCTTAAGATAAACGCAGATGAAAATAACAAGTTAACATTACGATTAACAAACGGTTCTCAAATTAAAGCAACTTCAGCAGCATCAGATGCAGGTAGATCAGAAGCAGTATCTTTACTATTAATAGATGAGGCGGCATTTATTGAAAATATAGGTGAAATATGGGCTTCAGCACAACAAACACTAGCAACTGGAGGAGGTTGTATAGCCTTAAGCACTCCCTATGGCACTGGAAATTGGTTTCATCAAACATGGGTTAGAGCAGAAGAAAAGGCAAATGATTTTTTACCAATACGATTACCATGGTTCGTTCATCCAGAAAGAGATCAATCATGGAGAGACAGACAAGATGAATTACTAGGTGATCCTAGAATGGCAGCACAAGAATGTGATTGTGATTTTTCAACATCAGGTGATGTTGTATTTTACCCTGAATATATAGAATTTTATGAAAAAACTTACATTAAAGATCCTCTTGAACGTCGTGGCGCTGACAGAAATTTATGGGTATGGGAGCCTTGTGATTATTCGAGAACATATATGGTTGTGGCTGACGTTGCTAGAGGAGACGGAAAAGACTACTCAGCATTCCACATCATAGACATTGAAAATAATACTCAAGTAGCAGAATATAAAGGACAATTAGGCACAAAAGAATTTGGAAATTTATTAGTAGGTATAGCTACAGAATATAATGAAGCACTATTAGTAGTAGAAAACGCAAGTATAGGTTGGGCTACAATCCAAACAATAATAGATAGAGGATATTCTAACCTCTACTACTCACCTAAGAGTGGAGAAGTAAGAGCTGATTCGTATTTTGACCAATATATGGATACATCAAGAATGGTAGCAGGTTTTACAAATTCATCTAGAGTTAGACCTATGTTAATAGGTAAATTTCAAGAGTATTTAGGTGATAAAGGTGTAACCATACAAAGTAAAAGATTAATAGAAGAGATGAAAACTTTTATTTGGAAAAATGGTAGACCAGAGGCACAACAGGGCTACAATGACGATTTAGTAATGTCATTTGGTATAGCAATGTATATGAGAGACACAGCATTTAAATTTAAATCTCAAGGAATAGATTTAGCAAAAAGTATGTTAAAAAACATATCATCAAACAAAACAAGTTATTCAGGAGTTTATAATCCTGTAACAGATAAAAACCCATGGAAAATAGACAACCCCTATTCTAAAGGAGAAGAGGACATTCGTTGGCTTTTATAATATTTATACGATATACACACAATGGCAGATACTAGATTATTTTCAAGACTTAAAAGATTATTCGCAACAGACGTAGTAATCAGAAATGAAGGCGGTAACCAACTTAAGGTTATGGATGTTAATAAAATCCAACAATCTGGAGAAGTTGAAACAAATTCATTAGTAGATAGATTTAACAGAGTATACTCTACATCACCTACATCACTATATGGTTATCAAAACAACTTTAACTATCAAACACTAAGACCACAACTATACTCAGAATATGATGCTATGGATACAGATGCTATTATAGCTTCTGCTTTAGATATTATAGCAGATGAATCTACACTTAAAAATGATATGGGTGAAGTATTACAAATCAGAAGTTCTGATGAAAATATTCAAAAAATACTATACAACTTATTTTATGATGTATTAAATGTAGAATTTAATCTATGGCCATGGATTAGAAATATGTGTAAATATGGAGATTTTTTCCTTAAACTAGAAATAGCAGAAAAGTATGGTGTGTATAATGTTATACCTTATAACGCATTTCACATTGAAAGATTAGAGGGACAAGACGAAGATAACCCAATGGATATAAAATATGCCTTTAGTCCTGATGGTGTATCAGCTGGAGGTTATGGATATTATAACGTCCCAGGAAATAATGATGTTCAAGGTAATCAAATATTATTTGATAATTATGAAATGGCTCATTTTAGATTACTTACAGATACTAACTTCTTACCTTATGGCAGATCTTATATAGAACCAGCACGTAAACTGTTTAAACAATACACACTAATGGAAGACGCGATGCTTATACATCGTATAGTAAGAGCGCCAGAAAAGCGAATATTTTACATCAATGTAGGAAACATTCCACCTGCAGAAGTAGAAAACTTTATGCAAAAGACTATTTCAAAAATGAAAAGAACTCCTCACATAGACCAAGAAACAGGAGAATACAATTTGAAATACAATATGCAAAACATGCTTGAAGATTTCTACATTCCAATTAGAGGTAATGATACAGCAACTAAAATAGATACTACACCAGGATTACAATATGATGGTATAGCCGATGTAGAATATTTAAGAGAAAAACTATTTGCAGCCCTTAAAGTGCCTAAAGCATTCATGGGTTATGATGAAAACACAGATGGTAAAGCTACATTAGCAGCACAAGATATCAGATTTGCTAGAACAATAGAAAGAATACAAAGAATAATAGTATCTGAATTACAAAAAATAGCATTAGTACATTTATATACTCAAGGTTACACTGATGAAAGTTTAGCTAACTTTGAATTATCAATGACTACACCATCAATCATATACGATCAAGAAAGAGTAGCATTGATGACTGAAAAAATGACATTAGCTCAATCAATGATTGATAGTAAAATTATTCCTACAGATTGGATTTATGAAAACATATTCCACTTCAGCCAAGATGAATTTGATGAATATAGAGATTTAGTTCAACAAGATGCTAAACGTTCATTTAGATTAGCTCAAATAGAGGCAGAAGGTAATGACCCATTAGAAACAGGTAAATCTTATGGCACACCACATGATTTAGCATCACTCTATGGTTTAGGTAGAAACCAATCAGATCCTGGTAATGTACCAGATGGATATAATGAAAAAACACCATTAGGAAGACCTAAAGAAAAGCTTACAAATAGGGGTAAACAAGAAAACAATTTTGGAAAAGACCCAATAGGCAGAGAAGCTGCAAAAGGAGGTAATGATACTGAATCTAGTAGATTAAGACCAAAGTTTAAAGGTGGTTCTCCATTAGCAATGGAACATAAAAACATGCTTAAAAAAGTTCCTGGACCACAAAGAACTGGAAAACAACTTGTATTCGAACAAGAGAAAAAAGGAAATAATCTATTAGATGAAAATCAATTGAAATAATAGAATATTTTTATATATTTATAAATAAACCAAATTACACGGAATGAACATTAAACATTCAAAGTACAAAAATTCTGGTATTCTTTTTGAATTATTAGTAAGACAAATCACTGCTGATACTTTAGACGGCATTGACTCACCAGCTAGAAAAATTTTAAAAGAATATTTTGTTAAAACAGAATTAGGCAGAGAATACAAGTTATACGAACAATTATCTAAACACACTAGTGTTACAGAAGCAAAAGCCAATCTAATATTAAATTCATTATTAGAAACGTCTTTAAATTTAAATAGAAGTGCTTTAAAAAGACAAAAATATAATTTAATCAGTGAAATTAAAAAACATTACGATTTAACTAAATTTTTCAAACATAAGCTTCCAAACTATAAAACACAAGCAGCTCTTTACATGCTAACTGAAATCAAAGCAAATAAAGAATTTTCTAATCCTGAATTAGAAATAAACAATAAGATTACTATTTTAGAGCATCTATCTGAAAAATCAATAGTAAAAGAAACTAAAGAAACAGTTATAGATGAGTTTCAAACCTATGATAAGGATTTAAGAATACTAACATACAGAGTATTACTTGAAAAGTTTAATAGTAAATATGATACATTACTAGAAGAACAAAAAGAAATACTTAAAGAACTTATCACATCAATAGACAACACTCCTAGATTAAGAGAATTTCACAATACTAAAGTAAACGAAATTAAAGAATCACTAACTGAACTAGGCAATGCTGTTACAGATAAAGTTACTAAAATCAAAGTTACAGAAGTAATTAAAATTCTTCCTACAATAGATAAAACATCTAAAGTTAAAGATGACGATTTAACTAACTTATTACAATATTACGATTTAATACAAGAATTAAAGGATGTACAGGTTCAAGCTTAAAGAAATAGAAGTAGGTGATACTGAAATTAGAGGAGGTAAAAAATCAACTGTTTCCGCTATAGATGATGCTACAGGCAGAATCGAATGGGACATAGTAGATGCAGCTGACTTTTCATCAGTATACAAAGCACTATCAAAAGCAAACGATTTTTTAAGTACATTAGAAAAAGAAGGTAAAGCTAAAGACGATGTAGTAATAGACGGATTTGCAGAAGACATAGCCAAATTATTCAATGCATTCAGAACACACGTTAGAAAAAACTATCCTAAAGAATATGAGCGTGTATCAAGATTAAAAGAAAATGTAGTTTTTGATAATGAATCACCATCTTTAAAAGCTAAAATTGCGGCAGATAATTTTATGAAAATGTATCGTTCAGAATTTAGAAGAGTTTTTAGTAATTTTGGTAAAGAAGCAGAAGCTGAATTTAAAAAAATTGTAAAATTAAAAATATGCCAATTACAAGAATCAGTTAATGAAGGTCATGGTTTAGATCAAGGTGATTTAGATTATTTACAATTTATAGCTGATAAAAACCCAGACGATACTAAATTAGAAAAAATTATTAAATTTTTATCAGACTCAAATATACTAGTAGATAAAACAAAAGATTTATCTAAAGGTAAAGAAGTTGAAGAACAATCTTCTACAGCCCAAGGTGGAGCATCATTTACCCCAGGAGAAGGAGCACAATATGCAACACCCTTTGCATTTAGAAAGAAAGGTAAAAAAGGACCTAGTATTTATTACTATAAATTAGGATATAAGCCTGTACCTAAAAAAATAAAAGGAGCAGGAACCATAGTAAAACAACTATTTGAGTATAATGATTTCCAAGAGGGAAGAATTAAAAATTTTGACGTTATTGAAGACAAAATAAATTCAATTCTCCCAATGGTATCAAATGCAAAAAATAAAACAGCAGAATATTATAATGAAAATCCGGGTTCATATAATGTAAATTACCCGACAGATGCAATATTAAAAGAATTAGACGATATTATAGACCAATTAAAACAAGCAAATGAAGACCTTAGCAAATCAGTATAAATTAATTAAAAAAGGTAAAGGACATAAAGGTGTCTTTTTAAAAGAGGCAAAGGCCAAATACCCTAGCCTTATAACCAATGCTTCTACATTTAATGAAGCATCTACTATTCTTAAACAAAAAGGAATTATCTCAGAAAACTATGTAGATTTAAGACCTATTAATAATCCTTTAGAAAGAAAAAAAGAAGGATATGAGACGGCATTTGCAAATTTTCTAGCTGAAGCAGAAGCAAAAGCTGAAGAAAAAAAGGTATCTAAAGAAGTAGAAGAAGATGCTGCTAAAAATTATGATTATAAAGATGAAAAAGATCCAAATAACATGATTTTTGGTCAAATTCAAATGGGATACTATTTTGAAATGAAGCAAGAAAAAAATGCTGACAAAACAATCGATGAGATTAAAGATATTGTGTTTAAAAACCTAGCTAAAGACCCGATTTACTACACTAAAAACGGGCAATTTGGTGTTGAAGTAGGATACACAGATGAAGCACCTAGTTTAGGCGAACCAGAAGAACCAAAAGGTGAATACAAATCATCAGGATATGGTAAACTAAAAGAAAATAAAGAACCAGTTAATGAAATAGCAATAGCAGGTGGTTTAGTAACAGGTGGAGGATTTACATCTAAAGACTACAAAAGTTTTTTTGGTTTAACTGAAGAAGATACTAATGAAGAAAAAGCAACAAATACAGACATAGAAAGTCAAAAAGAGTTTAATGATGAATTAAAGATAACAAATAATGAACTTGAAAAAACTAAAGAGTTAGTAGGTGAGGATGAAATAAAAGAAAACTTTGAAAACGAAATGGCTGATGCATTAGCAACACAAGCAGAAGAAATTCTTAGAGACGCAGAAGCAAGAGGAGAAGATTTAAATATAGATAAAGTATTAGACATGGTAATGGGTGATATGAGAGGCTTATTAAAACAACACCTTGAAATATTTGTAAATGATTTAATGTAATATGAAACAAGTACTTATAGAAACACAGCTATTCAAACCATCCAAAGGTTTACTATCAGAAGGTAAAATGTCTGAAAGAGGTAATCCTCTAGTAGAAGGTATACTAGCAACTTGTGAAGTTGAAAACGGTAATGGTAGATTCTACTCTAAAGACCTATGGGAAAGAGAAATAGATAAGTACATGCAACTAGTTGAAGAAAACAGAGCAACAGGAGAATTAGACCACCCTGAATCTCAAGTAATCAACCTAAAAAACGTTTCACACAACATCAAAGACATAAACTGGGATGGTAAAAACATCATGGGTACAATAGAACTACTACCTACACCATCAGGAAACATTTTAAAAGCACTAATAGACAGTGGTATCACAGTAGGTGTATCATCCAGAGGAATGGGTTCACTAGAACAAAAAGGTGAGCTAATGGAAGTACAAGACGATTTTGAATTACTATGTTGGGATTTTGTTTCAACACCATCCAATCCAGGTTCATTCATGACACTAAAAGAAGGTAAAGAAAATAACATTAACCAATATGCAAAAGCAAACAGCATAGTAACAGAAATACTATGTGCAAACGGTAATTGCCCAATATTTTAAAAAATGAACGATTTCGATTTAATAAAATATTTAGCTGAAAACAAGCTTATAAAAGAAGAATTAACTTGGTTTATTGATGATGAAAACACAGATGTACGTTATGAAAATGATGCATATTTAAAAGAAGTAGGGGATAAAATAAAAGAACTCCACCCTGATATATCCAGTGAAGATTTAAATAAAATAATAATCATGACTGGAGAACAATACTCTAGAGAAGAAGACTTTCACGGTGATAGTATTCCTTCAAATAATTTTGTTGAAGCAGCAGTAGAAATATACCAAACGGATGTCTTGGGTAGTGATGGTAAGGATGATGAGGATTTTGATGAATGGGCTCCAGAGAATCTTGATGGTGATTTTCCAAAAGATAGTATGTTTGCAGGTTGGACACAGGCACAATATGATGCTTACCAAGAAGACCCCTATGTATATTTAAAAGATAAAACTAATCCAAGACTAAAATAAAAAAATGGAAAATTTTGATTTAAGAAAATATTTAGCTGAAGGTAGGCTATTAAAAGAAACATTTGTAGAATTTTCTGATGAACAAATTAATAAAGTATTAGATGCTGCTAAAAGAGGAGAGGCTCCTGAAGATGTAATTGATTCTGATTTTGGGGGTGATGACAAGTATCTCCAATCTGTTAAGGCTTTAATGGATATAAACAACTTCCCAGAACTAGAAGATGAATTTGAAGATACAATGGATGCTATGATAGTAGAACCTGAAGTATATCTTCAAGATATTATAGATGCATCTGCTGAAGAAATTGTAAGTGATTCTTATCTCGAGATAATGAAGGGTGTAGGAGAAAGATATAGTGCTCAAGTAGCAGTTATAAAAGCTAAAGCATGGGCTAAAAATAAATTATCTGATTTAAAGAACAAAACAGAAAATATTCAAGATAAAGATTTACTAGCATCTCAAGCTATTGATATATTAAATGAATTTATATTTAAGGGTTTTGCTTTAAAAAGTTTAGATTTAAAACAATATTTAAAGGAATCAAAGGATAGTCTAAAAATAATCCCACCAAATGATGATGTATACAGCATAATACAAGGTATTGCTGATGGTTTAAACCCATACACAGGTGAAGAATTTGACTACACAGTAGATGAAATGCAGTCTGAATTAGAAAGACTTATAGCTTAAAATTAAAAATAAAAAAATGGATAATTTCGATTTAAGAAAATATTTAGCTGAAGGTAGGCTATTAAAAGAAGAATTCGTTAAAGGGACACCTCAATATTATGTTAAATACACAACTCAAGATGGTGAAGAAGTTAAATCCGAGCTTATGTCTAAAAGAGAAGCAATTTATAAAGAAAGAGATTTAGTTGATAGTGGTGTTAAAAAATCCTCAGTTCATAAAATTCAAAAGAATATGGACTTAAATGGAAAAGAATATGAAATTGAATATGAATTAGATAAAGACATTGAGTATAGAACAGATGAAGAAGGTAAACCCATTATGGAAAATATTCAAGATGAAAACAAGCTTTTAAAAGAAGAACTAACTTACCAATTTAGTGAATACGATTTTGATATAACTAAAGAACCTGGATACCAAGAAGAGATTATAAAAAAAATTAAATCAATTTATCCTAATATAGAAAATGACATAATGATGAGAATGATTAGAGACTCTGAAGATTATTATTATAGTAAAGCTCGTTCTGAAAATAAATTAGGAAGGGATTATGAACTAGTAGGTTCGGACGAGTTTGCGGATAGTATAATAATGAGTTATAAAGATCAATATTTAGAAGAAAACAAGCTTATAAAAGAATACCTAGATCTTGAAATAGATGAAGATGAAGGTCAAGTAACAATAACTTCTTCTTCGGGTGAATATAGTGGATTTATAGAAGACGATAACACAGTAGATTTTTCAGTATATGGGTATCAAAAAGAAAGAGAAGATTGGGGAGATGATTTTGATGAATATAACTGGAAAAACATTTTAGGGAAAAAACATGCATTTGTAAAAATTTTTAAGCAACTACCAGAAACTAAAGTTGAAGCAGCAGGTGATTATGTTATGATTACAGTAGACTTAGAAGACCTTAAAGCAATATCTGAAAAAAACAGCGACCTTTACTCCTCCTAATATACGTATAACCGTAAAATATGCTATCTCTATAGCATTGACATAATATAATATCAATTACGTTTCATAATAAACGTATTTCCCAAACAATTAAATTTTAGGATAATGGCAAAAAGAGACATTCTCAAAGAAGCTATCGCTGACGCCAAAACCGTAAAAGAAACCGCTATCGCAAATGCTAAGGCAGCACTTGAAGAATCTTTTACTCCTCGACTAAAAGAAATGCTAGCTACAAAGTTAGAAGAAATGGAATTAGACGAAGAGGCAGAAGTAGATGAAATGCTAGACCCAAACCATGACATGAGAAAACCTGCAGAAGATGAATATGCTCCTGCAAAAGACACAGTCATGAGAAAAAGAAGGATGGAAGAAGATTTAGATGAAGAAATTGATCTAGATGAAATCTTAGCAGAAATCGAATTAGACGAAGAAGATAAGGATGAAATCAAAGAAGATGAAGCCACTGACAAAGAGGAAGAAGGCTACATTGACGGAGAAGAAGATGCTGACGAAGACAAGGACGAAGAAGAACTCGACTTGGATGATATGTCAGATGACGACCTTAAAAATTTCATCGAAGACGTAATTGCAGATATGGTTGCTTCAGGCGATTTGGAAGCAGGCGAAAATTTCGAAGAAGAAGACGAAACAGAAGAAATAGTAGACGATACAGAAGTAGACGTTGAAATTTCAGAAGACGAAGAAGTCAAAGAAATTGAATTAGACGAAGCTAAAGAAAAAGAAGTTAAAGAAGAAGATTCCAAAAAAGAAAAAAAGGAAAAAGCTGAAATGGCTGAAGTTTACAAGGCAAAAGAAGAAATGGAAGAAGAGCTTAATGAAGCATATTCTACTATTAAAACTTTAAAGTCTGATTTAAACGAAGTTAATTTGCTTAATGCAAAATTGTTATACACTAACAAGATTTTCAAAGCAAAAACTTTGACAGAAAGTCAAAAAGTTAAAGTATTAGGTGCTTTTGATAAAGCAGGTACTGTAAAAGAAACTAAATTGGTATTCGAAACTTTAAGCGAAGGCTTAAAAGCTAAGAAAAAATCTCCAATAACAGAATCTTTAGGTACAGCTTCAAGAGTATCAAGATCAGTTAACGCTAAAAAACCAATTATTGAAACTGACCCAATGGTGGCTAGATTCAAGAAATTGGCAGGTATAAAATAATTAATAATAACAACTAAAAATAACTAAAAATGTCACAATTAAATTCACTTTTAGAAAGCTCAGCAGGTAACTGGAAGAACATGCAGAGTGATGCTGCTAGATTAGCATCAAAGTGGGAAAAAACAGGACTATTAGAAGGATTCGATAGCGAGCAAAACAAGAACAACATGAGTATGATTCTTGAAAACCAAGCTAAACAATTAGTTGTTGAACAATCAAATAATACTACTGGTACTGGTGGAACTTTCCAAGTTGGTGCTGGTGCTCAATGGGCAGGCGTTGCTTTACCATTAGTAAGAAAAGTATTTGGACAAATTTCTGCTAAAGAATTTGTTTCTGTTCAACCAATGAACCTTCCTTCAGGTCTAGTATTTTTCCTAGATTTCCAATACGGACAAGATAAAGAATTAAATTTCGGCCCAGGCGGAAATGCATATTCTAGTCCAGCTTCTATGTACGGTAACACTAACCCAGGTGCTGGTGCAGACCCATCTGATGGTTTATATGGTGCTGGTAGATTTGGATATTCAATTAACCAATTCTCAGCTTCAGCTGCTGCTGTAGTAGGTGTTGCTTCATGGGAGCAACTACACTATGCTGCTGAATTATCAGCTTCAGTTGCTGCTGGAGGTTATTCTTCAGTATCTATTGATGCTTCAGATTTATCTGATCCAGACAAAAAAGGAGTTAGAGCATTCGTAATTTCTTCAGGTTCAAGTTTTAGTGCTGCTTCAGGTGCTAAATTATTACCTAAGTATACTGAATATGATGCAGGTGCAGACAAAATTTATTTTGTATTTGAAGGTGCCCCAGGTGCTGCAGATATCCCAGGAAATGGTGATGATGCTTATGTATTATACAACAAACAACCAGTCGATAACGCAAGAGGCGATTTCGAAGATGCTGCAGGTGCAGGTAGACCAAACGCTGAATCTACTTCTGCTGATATGTTAGCAATTCCTTCAATCGATGTAAAAATGAAATCAGAAGCAATTGTTGCTAAAACTAGAAAGTTAAAAGCACAATGGACTCCTGAATTTGCTCAAGATTTAAATGCTTACCAAGCATTAGATGCAGAAGCTGAATTAACTTCAGTAATGAGTGAGTACATTTCATTAGAAATTGACCTAGAAATTCTTGATATGTTAGTCCAAGATGCATCAGCTGCTGATGAGTACTGGAGTGCTAAAAACAATCAAGCTTTAAATGCTGCTAAATCAGGATTTGAAGATTTAGGTTTTTTCAACGCACAAGGACAATGGTTCCAAACATTAGGAACTAAATTACAGAAAGTATCTAACAAGATTCACCAGAAAACTCTTAGAGGTGGTGCTAACTTTATGGTAATTTCTCCATCAGTTGCTACAGTAATTGAATCAATCCCAGGATTTGCTTCAAACGCTGACGGTGATGCTTCTAAACAAAAGTTTGCTTTTGGTATCCAGAAAATGGGACAAATGAACAGCAGATATGATGTTTATAAGAATCCTTATATGACTGAAGGTACAATCCTTATGGGATATAGAGGTAACCAGTTCCTAGAAACAGGTGCTGTATTTGCTCCTTACATTCCATTGATTATGACTCCATTAGTATATGATCCAGACACTTTCACACCAAGAAAAGGTCTATTAACGAGATATGCTAAGAAGATGATCAGACCAGAATTTTACGGAAGAGTATTTGTTTCTAACTTAGAGTTAGTATAATAAACACTTGACATAAATTCAAGATTAAGCCCGGCTTTTTAGTCGGGCTTTTTCTATTTTACTTTTATTTTCTAATATTTATAAATAAATTACATGGCAGCGGGAAAATACGATTTTACAATAGAACAAGGAGCTACAGTTGATTTTGAAGTTAGATATACAGACGTTTCAGGTTCAGCAATAGATTTAACAGGATATCAAGCAAGAATGCAACTAAGACCTGCCCCTGGAGCTAAACAAACTTACATGACTTTATCTTCAAGTTTACAACCTTGTGGGTCTGGCCTTAATATGAATGGCTCTAAAAATGACTCAGGTTATCCTAAAAACCCAACATCAGGTTCAATAGGAGTATACATATCGGCACTTTCATCTTCTTTATTAAATTTCCCAGTAGCTGTTTATGATTTAGAAATAGCATCAGGAAGTGGTCATTGTTATACTGTGACTAGACTTTTAGAAGGAGTAGTAAAATTATCTAAAAATATAACATTAGGAAGCTTTGGCTTACCAATACCAACAGGCAGTTTATAATAATAATAAAAATATGAGTACTATATCATCACAAAACCCAACCACAGTAGTAACAATAGCAACTCCAGGACCTAAAGGACCTCCAGGACCAGCTGCACCCGCAGGAGATTTAAGTGGAAGTCTTCAACTAACAGGTTCTTTATCTGTATCGGGTTCAGGAACAGGTTCATTTGTAGATTTTTCAAATACACAATATGTAACAGGTTCATTTACTGGTAGTTTTAAAGGAGATGGTAGTGCTATAACAGGAATTACAGCTAGTATACAAAATTCAGCTTCATTTGCAGTTGTAACAGGACCAAACCATTTTACAGGTTCACAATTTGTATCTGGCTCAATCATCCCAGAAGCAATAGATTCGGGAAATGGGTTATATGATTTAGGTTCGATTACTAAACCTTGGAGAGATTTATACATAACAACTTCATCATTAAATTTTGTAAAAGATGCAGTAGTAATAGCTTCTATGAATGGAGAACCAGGAGGAGTTAGAATAGGAAATATTTTTATAGGAACAGGTTCTATATCTGTTGTTAGTGGAAGTGGAGATAATATGACTACAGTTAATAATGTAGTAGAAGTAACTACAAATGACAGTGGTAGTATAGAAAAAGTAATAGAGCAATATGTAACTGCATCAGGAGCAGCTTCAATAACAGGCTCTCTAACAGTATCAGGTTCAAACATAACAGTTTTAGGAGGCACATTTATAGGTGATGGTAGTGGTTTAACAGGTATAACTTCTAGTTTACCTAGTGGAGTAATAAGTAGTTCAACTCAATTAGATAATTTAGGATATGTTGAAAGTTCCATTACATCATCAACAATAATAACATCATCAGCTAACCTAAATGTAATAACATTTACTAAAGGTGATAGTTCAACATTTTCAATAACAGTAGACACAGGTTCAGGAGAACCTTTACCAAATGGAGTAATATCTTCATCAGCTCAAGTTATAGAATCTTTACCTTCAGGTGTAATAAGTAGTTCAACACAATTACCTTCAGGAATAATAAGTAGTTCAACACAATTACCTTCAGGAATAATAAGCGGCTCAGAACAATTACCTTCAGGATTAATAAGTAGCTCAGACCAGCTTATATCAGAACTTCCTTCAGGTGTGGTAAGTAGTTCAGCTCAAACTATATCTAACCTACCATCAGGAGTAATAAGCAGTTCAGAACAATTACCTTCAGGATTAATAAGCAGCTCAGAACAATTACCTTCAGGATTAATAAGCAGCTCAGAACAATTACCTTCAGGAATAATAAGCGGCTCAGAGCAGTTACCTTCAGGATTAATAAGCAGTTCAGAACAACTTCCTTTAGGTATAGTAAGTAGTTCAGCTCAAATAGAAAATTTAGGATTTATTTCTTCTAGTGGAAATACATCATTTTCAGGTTCAACTTCATTTACTGGGTCTACAACAGTGTCAGGTTCATTGACAGTAATAGATAATCAAGGGTTTAGAGTAGAGGGTAACACAGTTTTAACAGGTAGTAATCTTATCCAAGGTATTACTTTAATAACTGGAGATTCCTTCTCAGTACAATCTACCTCATCATTTGAAGGTGATGTTAGTGTTACTGGTAGTTTAACAGTTACAGAAGGGATTACAGGTTCACTTCAAGGAACAGCTTCTATATCATTAGACTCACTATTATTAGATGGAAAAGATTCAGCTACATTTGCAACTACAGGTTCAAATGATTTTAAATCAAGCCAATATATAAGTGGTTCAGTAGTTATTGCTCCATCAACAGACCCAGGAACTAGTAATATAAATGCTACTTACTTATTTACTTCAGCTTCTAACTTTAGTTCAGACCAATGTGATTTTTATTATAGAAATAAAGGCACATTATGGGATCAGGAATGGCTTGAATATGGTGTAGGATCAGGACTTATATATGGTGGTATTGTAACTTTTAATGGTTCTGACATATATGTTAGTCCTGGAGGAGGTTTAGTTGTAAGTTACAACGCAGAAACAGGTTCTGCAAATGCAGTTGTTCCAACTCAAGTTAAATGGGGTGCTATTACTGCAAGTGCTACATTTTTAACATCGTCTCAATATTCTCATATTTATTTAGATGAGAATGGAAATTTACAACAACAAGTAGAAGATTTTACTTCACAACAATATTTAGAAAAAATTCCTTTAGGCACTTTAGGTCATTTAACTAATACTTACATTGATGCTTTTGGAGAAGAAAAACAAACAACATATGCAGGCCCAGCCCAAGCTAACCAATTTATTAGATCATTTGGTCCTTTAAAACGACAAGGATATGATTTAACAGCTGATGGTTCTACTTTAGGGTTTAGCACTGCACAGGGTATTACATTTAAGTTAGGAGGATTTTATTCCAAAGACCCTAATAACCCAAGTATATATGACACTCCTTCTTTAACATCAACTACTAAAACAGTTAGAGTATATCGATCTGGTAGTGATTTTATAGGAGATATTAATAGTGGTAATTTTTATAGTGCAGTTGACCCTACCAAATATGATGATGGAACGGGCACATTAACTACTATTAGTGGTTCAACAACTACAATTCAAAGAGTATATGTAGGACCAACTAGTGAAAGGTTTTATATATATTATGGTCAAGATACTTATGATAGTATACCAACAGCTGTAAGCCAATTATCCACAGAACAATTTACAGAATCCCTTACTACATCAAAATCTTTAACATTTATTGGTTATATAGTAGTTAGAGCAGATGCAACTGATTTAAGTGATGTTAACCAAGCTAATTTAATTAATGGTGGTTTATTTAGAAACACAGTAGGTGGTTCAGGAGGAGGAACATCAACAATAAGTAATTTAGGAGAAATTACAGATGTTACTATTGTTGCTCCTGCTACAAACCAATTCCTAAAATATGATGCTGGTGTTTGGGAAAATTCAAATATACAGTATAATGAATTAGTTAATACACCTTCAGGCATAATATCAGGTTCATCCCAGTTAACAGCTTTAGGTGTAGTTACATCTAGTGGTAATAATACAGAATTTGACACTGATGTAACAATTAATGGCAGTGATCTTTCAGTAATAGGAAGTTCTGAATTTGATGGTCCTGTTTATGGTAAAGTTATTACTACATCAATTACCTATTCTGGCTTATGGGCTGGTATTTTTGCAGCAAATGAAGGTAATTTCTTCCAAACTACACTAAAACCCTCTTCTGTTAATAACCTTGGCATCGGTAGTGGATTCCCAGGTCAAACGATTAATGTAAAAATCACCCAATCTTCAACCAATCCAGGTACTATTAGTTGGAATAGTAGTATTAAATTCCCAGATGGGTTTGATAGTGCAGCTTCAACCGGAGCTAATGATATAGATGTATTTACATTTATAACTTGGGATGGTAATAATTGGTATGCAACTGGATTAAAAAACTTCTCATAATATGACTTTACTTACTCCTATGGCATATTGGGGATCAACAAACTCACCACCTTTTGAACCTACTAACATTCCAAACCTAGCAGGTTGGTATGATGCTAGTGATACTACTAGTTATATAAAAAACGGAACAACAATAACTGGACTTAGCTCACAAGGTAATTATGGTGATAATTTAAGCGCAATAGGAAACACAAACCCCGTAGCAGGAACTCCTCAAAATAATTTAAATACTTTATATTTTAGTGGAACAACATATCTAGAAAATCCTAATACAGATCCTTTAGTTAGTAATAATGGTTTACACATGGCAGTAGGATTATTTCGACCTACGAATGTTGATGCAACTAAAGATTCTGTGTGGAGTTTAAATGCATCTAATCGTGATTATGCAGTTTCTGCTCAAAATGCAACTCAATGGTATGGGGAAATAGATTTAGGAAATGGAGTAGGAAGTGATGGAACAGTAGGACCTATGGGTTCTACTAATTTTGAAAATCAATGGATTATAGTTTCTATAGGGTTTACTAAAATTCAAAGTAATGGTAATTATGTAATGATGTTTGTAAATTCTTCTGTAGTTAGTGGTAATAATTGGTATACAACTTATCTTTCTAACCTAGATCAAAACCAAAAGTTACGTATAATGGCTAATAGAAATGGTAATAAAAAACAAGAAGGAAGATTTGCAGAATTACTATTATATAAAGGAGATCAGGGTGTAGTTGGTGATGTATACAAATACAGATACGAAGCTGAAGGGTATTTAGCATGGAAATGGGGGCTAGTAGGAAATTTACCTTCAAATCACCGATATAAGAACGCTGCACCTTAATTATTTTTTAATATTTATAATAAAACGGTATGAACATTCCAATTTGGACAGGTACTTCAACATTTGCAGCAGGTCAAACACCCTTTGGTTTTTACGATAATCAAACAGATTTTAGAAACGATGCCGATAAAGTAGCAGATTTTTGCGCTAGAAGATTAGGCTATCCTCTCACAGATATAGAACTTCAATCAGGCTCATTTTATACTGCTTTTGAAGAAGCAATTACTACATATGGAAATGAATTATATGCTTTTAGAGTTAGAGAAAATTTTTTATCTTTAGAAGGAGCATCTTCACTTATTGAATCCAATGGTCAAATAATGAAGCCTAATATGGGTGGGGTAGTAAGAATATCCCAACAGTATGGTGAAGAAGCAGGTGTAGGTGGAACAGTTACTTACTACACAGGCTCAATACATTTAACAGGCTCAGTACAAGATTATGATATGGATGCTTGGGCAGAGGCTAATACAGATATAATACCAGGAGATAGAATAGAACTAAAAAGGGTATTTTATGAAGCACCACCAGCAATAACAAGATACTTTGATCCTTATGCAGGTACAGGTACTGGTATGATTGACTTAATGGATTCATTTGGTTGGGGTAATTACTCACCAGCTATTAATTTTTTAATGATGCCTTTAAATTACGACTTACAAGTAATACAAGCAATTGAATTAAATGACCAGATTAGAAAATCAAACTATTCATTTGAATTAGTAAATAATAGACTAAGAATATTTCCAATTCCTAATGCAGTATCATCTGATGGGTATGCAGGGCATATGTTTTTTGAATATATTAAAGAATCAGAAAGACAAAACCCATATCAAGATGGATTAAATAAAATAACAGATGTATCTAATGTTCCATTTGTTAATCCTAATTACGATGAAATAAATTCAATAGGTAGACAATGGATATTTGAATATGCCTTAGCAATTTCTAAAGAAATGTTAGGTTATATAAGAGGGAAATACTCAACTATTCCAATACCAGATGCTGAAGTAACATTAAATCAATCTGATTTATTATCATCAGCTACAGAAACTAAAAATGCATTAATAGAAAGATTAAGAGGATATTTTGATGAAACTTCTAGAACTAAATTAATGGAAAATAGAGCATTAGAAGGAGATTATTTAGAAAAGGAATTAAATAAAGTTCCTTACACAATATACATAGCATAATATGGCTTTATACGGGGCAAAACGAGATATAAGTCTATTTAGACACGTAAATCGAGAATTAATAGGTGATATTATCTCTCAGGAAGTTGTATATTATAAATTAAAGCTAGAAGAAACAAAATTTAACTTATATGGTGAAGCTGCTGAGTCTAAATATTATCAAAGGGGCGTCATACTTAGCTGTTTAACTGATAGATCTCCACAAGAATACCCAGATGATGAATTAGGTGTAAGATACTATCAAAACATTGATTTCCGTTTTTTACGTGATGATTTATTAGCTAGAAACTTAGTATTTAACGAAAACTTTGACCAAGGAGATTACTATGGAGCTGATTTAATTCCTGAAGTAGGAGATATAATATTCTTTTATGGAGGTTATTATGAAGTAGATGATATAGTATCAAATCAATACTTTGTAGGTAAAGATCCTGACTATGATTATGATAAAAACCCAATTAATCCAGGGTTATCTAACTTTGGTAGTGATATTTCAGTTATATGTAAAACACATTACCAACCAGCAAATAAGGTACAATTAGAAAGGGCAGGAATAAATGGCTAAAAATTATAGAAAACCAGTACCAAAGTCTCAAAGAGAAATATCTGAAGGTTTACAAAAACCCTATGGGAAAATTACTGAGGGTAATCCCAATAAAGCTAATGTAAAAAACCAAACAATTCCCACTAATGAAGCTAATTTAGATTTTAATAGGTCTGATAATATGTCTTTTAAAGGAGACAAAGAAAAAATCCTTTCTATTGGTATAAAAGATTTAGATGAAGCTATAATGTATTATTTTAATAATGTTATTAAACCTACAGTAATACAAAATAATGAAAGAACTCCAGTTCCAATAATATATGGTTCACCTGAAAGATGGAAATCAATCCAAAAAGATGCATATTATAGAGATAAAAAAGGTGCTATAATGATGCCAATAATAATGTTTAAAAGAGATACCTTAGAAAAAAATAGAAATTTAGGAAGAAAATTAGATGCTAATGAACCTAACCTTTATACCTTTTTTCAAAAATCTTATAATGATAAAAATTTTTATAGCAATTTTAATATTTTAAATAATAGAATACCAACAAAACAACAAATAGCAAATGTTATTCCTGATTGGGTTAACTTAACTTATAGTTGTATTGCACAAACCTATTATGTAGAACAATTAAATAAAATAATAGAAGCCATAAACTACGCTTCTGATTCTTATTGGGGTAATCCTGATAGGTTCAAATTTCGAGCAAGAATAGACAGTTTTACTACCATTACTGAATTACAACAAAGTCAAGAAAGACTAGTAAGAGGTACATTTCAATTAAATTTATACGGGTATTTAGTACCTGAAGTTATACAAAAAGACCTTAATTCAATTAAAAAAGTTAATTCAAAATCTAAAATTATTTTCCAAATAGAAACTGATGGAAGGCCCGAAAGATATGAACAAAGAGTCACAAAACTTCCAGATGGAAGAGATAGTGTAGGTAGAAGTGGAGAAGAATTAAATTCCTAGTAAAAAAATTTAATAGGTAAGTTTTATTTTAATATTTATAAATAGTAAACTGATAAAATTATGCCTACATTTGCAAGATTTCTTGACCAAGTCCCAGTAAACCCATTTGAGCCTCAATCATCTGCTGTTACTATTAACACAGGTTCATTTATGGTTACCGGTTCTGTGGCTGGGAACGTTTTAACATTCACTAAAGGAGATTCTTCTACTTTTGATTTAGCAATAGCTGCTTCGGCTAGTTCAGCTGATGCTGTAGTAACTGCATCGGTTTCCGCTAGCACAATGACTTTCACTAAAGGTGATGCTAGCACATTTGATGTTGCTTTACCTACTAGCTCAGGAGGTGGAACTGATATAACATATAATTCAGAGGTTTCACAAGTAATCCAAAATATAGTAGTGCAAGATTTTGATAATGATGTTGCTGTTAATTTTAATGCTGGAACCCTAACATTTATATTTGGAACACCTACAGCACCAACACCATCATTAACCAACACAGGAGATATTTTTGCTACAGACAGATTTAATAAAGTATTTGATACCTATAATGTTGTAGGAGATTTTAATTTAGGAGCTTATAATTTAATAAGTGCTTCATTGTTAGAAACAACAGCTGGAAGTGAATCTACCTTATTAGGACCAGTAGGAACTGGAGATAATTTATCAGTTACACCTAACACAACAGGTTCAAGATCTTATAGATTAATGATTACTTCAAGTAACCCATCAGATGGGGCAATTGTTTCTGCTTCAGTAGATCTTAATTTAACTGTTACTAAAATACCGGCAGATATTCCATTAGTATCAACAACAGCAACAGCTCAATTAGGAGTTGCTTCCAATCAAATAGAAGTAGGAGCTACAGGAACTATATCTTATACTTCATCTAGAGGTTCAAATGAAAGAAATTGGGCATTTGTTGATATGGATATAAATTATCCTCATTTCCCAACAGGCCCACAACCTACAAATGTTAGTGGAAGTATCCTTTTAAATGGTTATGGAGAAACTCAACAATTTTCTATAAATGCAACAGCAGCTTATTCATCTTCAGGTGTAGCAGGTGCAGATAATTCTCCAGCATTATACCCAGGTAATTCTGCATTAGCATCTAGAACTTCAGCCAATACAGTTTATACTAGAATTAGAAGTGTTAGAGCTGGAGCTTCATCTCAACCTACTTTTACAGCTAATGAATTATATAATTTAGCTACTTGGGATACAACATTAGGAGGAACTATTGGAACTATAGCAAAAGGAACAACAAATCCAAATAACCATAACATAGATATTACATGGACAGGAGATAAATATCAATATATAGTATATGATGCTGCTAGATCTAATTTATCAAGTATTAAAGAAAGAGCTACTGGTTATGATATAATGGGTCCTACTTTTGGAGGAGCATTATTTGCTACTGTTGGAGGATACAAAATTTATAGATCAACAAACCCTCAAGCAGGATATACAGGAACAACTGCAGAATATGTATTAAACACTTAAACACTTAAAAAATAAAATAATATGCCAATAGTATTACCATCGGGATTTCAGATAACTAGTACAGACCCCATAGACTCAAGAATGACAGTTGCCAACCAGGCAGCAAGATTAGGATTTAGTGAATATAATGTATTTGACGGTTTAATTGTATTCCAAAGAGACACAGAAGAACTTTATGTATTAACTAACACAGCCTCTTATAATTTAAATTCTGGTTGGAAACTAATAGGAAGTGGTTCTGGTGGAACTGTAGATACAGGTTCATTAATGACAACTGCATCTGCAGTTAACAACGTTATTACTTTTACAAAAGGTGATACTACAACTTTTGATGTAACAATAGACACGGGTTCAAGTGGAGCTGAAATTAATTATGTTAGTGGTTCTACACCATATAAAACTATTGGTGGTATTGAAGTGTTAGATTTTGATGATAATGTTATAGTAGATTATAATCAAGGAACTCAAGTGTTAAAATTTGTTTTTGGTATCCCACCAGAACCATCCCCAACAATATCCAACACTACCCCTTTATTTGATGTTAATAGGTTTAATAAAGTATTACATACTTATGGAGTAACTGCTAACTTTGATATTGGAAATAATACATTAATAAGTGCTTCACTACTTGAAATAACCACAGGTGCTGAAAAAACATTACAAGGTCCAGTAGGAGTTGGAACTGGGTTTGTTATTTCTGAAAATACCTCAGGTTCAAGAGAATATAGGCTAGTTATGACTTCAAGTAACCCTGCAACAGGAAATGTACTTTCACAAAGTATTGATTTAGATTTAGATTTAAATAAAGGTCTAGCAGGTATACCAACAATAGCATACACTGATAGTGTTCAATTAGGAGCTTCAGGCTTACAAATAGAAGAAGGAGCTACAGGAACAATTACATTTACAGCAACTACAGCTTCAGCTGGGGCTAATGGATGGGTATATGCAACAGGAACTTTAACAACCAATGTTTCATCACCTATTACATTAGTAGAAAGTGATACGGCAGCAAAAAGTATATTTGCAACTGCAGATTATTCTTCATCAGGTGCGTCAGGTGCAGATAATAACCCTGCATTATTTCCAGGTAACTTTGCTAATGCAAGAAGACAATCATCTACTAGAACTTATCAAAGAATTAAAAGTGTTAGATTTGGAACTACTTTATCTAATACTACTTTTACATTAAATGAATTACAAGATTTAGCTGCTTGGGATACAACATTAGGAGGAACTATTGGTACTATTTACAAAGGAACCACAAACCCAAATGGAGCTTCAATTTCTAGAACTTGGTCAGGAGATGCTTATCAATTTATAATATATGATGCAACGTTTGGTGATTTAACAGAAATTAATGATTCTGCAGGAGGGTATCCTGTATTAGATTCTGCTTTTGGAGGAGCAGTATTTGCTACTGTAGGAGGATATAAAATTTATAGAACTACAGCACCTCAAGCAGGGGCAACAGGAACTACACAAGGATATAATCTAGTAATATAATAAACTAAATTTAAATAAAAATGCCAATAGTATTACCATCAGGATTTCAAATAACGAGTACAGATCCAATAGATTCTAGGATAACAGTTGCTAGTCAAATCGAAAGGTTAGGATTTAGTGAATATAATGTCTATAACGGTTTACTTGTATTTCAAAGAGATACTAATGAACTTTATGTTTTAACCGATACAGGATCACATACTTCTAACACAGGTTGGCAATTAGTAGGAAGTGGTTCTGGTGGAACTGTAGATACAGGTTCATTAATGACAACTGCATCTGCAGTCTTAAATGTTGTTACATTTACTAAAGGTGACGGTTCAACATTTGCAGTAACAGTAGACACAGGTTCAGGTGGAGGTTCAGTCCCTGCAGGAACAGTATCCTCATCAGCCCAAATCACAAACTTAGGGTTTATAAATGAAACAGTAACATCATCAATGTCTGTAGCAAGTGCTTCAATTGCTAATATAGCTACTTACACATCTGAATGGATTTTAGGAGCAAATGGCTTTTCGGATTATACATTTACAGGACCAGGTTTAACGGGAGCAGAAAATGACCCACTAATATATTTAACAAGAGGTCAACAATATGAGTTTACTAATAACATGAATGCTCATCCATTTAGGATACAATCAACTCCTAATGGTTCAACTGGTACTCAATATAATGATGGTATAACAAATAATGATGTTTCAAATGGAACTTTATTATGGAATGTACAATTTGATTCACCTGATATTTTATACTATCAGTGTACTGCACATCCAGCTATGGGTGGTAAAATTGTTATTATCAATTCAGGTTCAAGTGCTTCGATTCCATCAGGAACAGTTTCAAGTTCAGCCCAAATCACAAACTTAGGATTTGTACAAAGTTCAATTACGGCATCTTCATTAGAAACGGCTTCAGTAAATTTAAATGAAATAACATTTACAAAAGGAGATGGCTCAACCTTTGCAGTAACAATAGACACAGGTTCAGGTGGAGGTTCAGTTCCCGCAGGAACAGTATCATCATCTCTTCAGATAACAAATTTAGGGTTTATAAACCAAACCCAAACTAGTTCAATGACAGTTGCTACAGCATCTTATGTAGCAGGAGCAAATGTAGATGGACAAGTAGCAAGTGCTTCAATTGCTGAAACAGCATCTTATATAGAATTTAATGGTAATAGAGTTATTTCAAATCAATACCAACCAACAGGAATAAGAGGAGAAAATTACGGGACTAATAATTTAGTTGATTTTATTGAGCAAGCATACTTTGCTAATTCTAACCCAATAATTAATTCTTTAGTATTTGATGTAAATGAATACTCAGCTCAAGGCACTACAGTAGGAACTATATCATATACAGATCCAGAAGGTGCAGTAACATTCCAAACTCAAAGTTCATATACAGATGATGATTTTAGAGTAGCTAGTAATGGTGTAATAACAGTTCAAACAACTTTATTAACTGAATCTTTAGAAAATAATAACTCACAAGGATATGATGCAGTATTATTCCCAGTTAGAGGAACAGATGGTAGTGGAGCTACAGTAGATAAAGATTTATATATAAGAATAGCAAGTAATACCTCACCTGTTTTTAGAGAAAATGGTTTAGGTGGTAATGTATTACCAGGAGCTTTTACAGCCTCATTAGCAGAAAGTTCAGCTGCAGGAGCTAAAGCAAATGGTACCGTGTATGTAACAGATATTAATGGAGATACACTTACACTTCAATCTGGATCTTTACCAACAGCATTTACTAATGATTTTGATTTAACTATCCTATCAGATAGGTTTACACTTACCCAAACAACATCATCATTAGATTATGATACCAACCCAACTTATGATTTTGTATTAACATCAAGTGATGAACATTACCAAAGTGGACAAGATCCATCAGCTATAACTTATTTAAATTATCATATTAGGGTATTAGATAATGCTACCCCAACTATTAATAATCAACAATTTGATATTAATGAAAATGTTAATGTTAGTAATGGTCAAGGTTTAGTAAGTGGTGAGTATAGAAATGTAGGACAACTATCAGCAGATGGTAATGATGTAGGAGATATAATTACTTATTCAAATTTTGTATTACAATCTTTATCAATAGGTGGTGTAAACGTTCCTTTAAATACATACACAGGTGGAGGCCAATCAGACCCAACTGAAAATGCTTTTACAATGACATCAACAGGATATATTACTAGAATAAATGGTGTATTCGTTAATTCAGATTTAATAGATTCTTATGTTTATCAAGTAACGGTTAGAGATCAATATGACCCAGGAAATGATACAGCATTAATCACTATTGACATAAATGATGATATAGCCCCAGCTATAAACACTAACTATGGAGTAAGACCTTATGTAATAGAATCAGCATTAACTAATGCTTTAGCATATGTAAGTTCAAATGGATATTCAGGTATAATAGCTACAAACTCTACAACATACAATACTCAAAATGAAACAGTATCATGGACTATAAACAGTCCAGGAAATTTATTAGGGTTTAATGGAACTCAACAAATACAACTAGCTCAAGATGTTAGTGGGTCTTATGTTGATGGTCAAACTATTACTTTTAGTGTAACAGCTTCAAATACATTTGGAACAGAAAATAGTCAAGTTTATACTTTAGAAGTAACAGAAAATCAAGCCCCAGGTGTATCATATAGTGATGTATCAGGAGGATTAACGGGTTCACAAACACCAGGAACTACAGTAGGTACGATAACAGTTATAGACTCACAATCAGAAAATATTACTAATTTAGAATTAACAGGAGCAGATGCAGGTAGTTTTGTTTTAGGTTCTAACCCACCAGCAGGTTCTTCAAGAACTTGGGATTTAAATGTAGGAGCTAGTAATTTAGCAGCTGGAACTTATAGTTTAAATGGTGTAGGTACTGATGCTTATGGAAAATCAACTACTCAACCAATATCTATAACTATATCATCAGCTGCAGCAACTAGTAAAGGATATGCTTACACTATGGATTTATCGGGAACAGTAAATAATGTGTTAGGTATAAGTTCTACAAATAGTTCAACACCACCAGTTCCAACAATATCTACTGTTTTTGGGTTATTAAATAATATAATAAACGAAGATAACTTAGGAGATGCTACTATTACATTTGATTATGGTGGAACTGACAACTATTCTATAGTTAGAGGTTATGAAGGACAAGGAACAACCCCAGATGATTTTATTAAAGATAATGATTTAGCAAACGTATCAGTTGGTGATCAAGTAAGGTTATTATTATTTGTTCCTAAAAATGGTAATATGACAGATTTACCAACAAGTTTCTACTTTGGAGCTCCAAATGCAAGTAATACAACACCAAATCAATATTGTATATTCATAAATAGCACAAATACTTTTAGTAACGGTAGTGATGGAGGATTTTCAAATATTAAAGGAGCAAAAGTATTTGATATTACCTTAAATACTGCAGTAGATGGTTATACAGATTGGTATTTAATAATAGCAGAGGATAGATATCAAAGTTCCACGGGTAATATTTATAGTAGAATGATACCAGCAGATGCTTCAGATGGAGGATTACCTAGTTAATAAACTAATAAAAAAGAAAAAATGGCAATACCAATAGATGATGAATTAAGATTAGAAGCTTCCCTTACGGGTTCTGTAGCCTTAGCTAAAATCGACCATATACAAGGAGCCTTTAGAGTATTTACAACAGCTCAAGAGTTACAGAATCACCCTATAGAACAAGCTGTAAGTGATCAAATAGTATGGTTAGAATCTAGCCAATCTTTATACCAAGCTACTGTAACCCCAGCTAGCCCTCCCGTTTCATTTTTCCCAACACTATCTTGGAGTGCATTTACTTTCCCAGGTGGTGGAGGAAGTGCAGACACGGGTTCATTAATGACAACCGCATCTGCAGCTTTAAATGTTGTTACATTTACTAAGGGTGATGGTTCAACATTTGCAGTAACAGTAGATACTGGTTCAGGTGGAGGTTCAGCAGATTTAACAGCAGATCTTACAGCTAATCTAACAGTTGGAGGTGTAACATCAGGAGAAACTTTTAATTCAGGTTCATCAATAGAAGCACTATTAAGAGATATGTTAATCACATATCAACAACCTACATTAGGTTCTTTAAGCATTAGAAGTGGAGGGTCATCTATTACTACTACTATATATGATGTAGGAGCTTCATTTACATCAGATAATGCTACATTTACAGCAGGAGTAGATTCACCAAACGGAGATTACCCACAATCAGCAAGTTTATCTTGCACAGGAGCTGATATTGGTTCATTCAGTGAAGATGGTCCAGACGATGTTCAAGCATCTAACACAATAACATTTAGCACTACTCGAACAATTTCAAGAGCAACGGATTCAGGAACAGTACAATTTACAGTATCTACAGATAGTAGAAACAGTGGAGATACTCAATCAACAATAAAATATTACTATTTCCGTTGGAGAAACTATTTAGCAGCAAGTAGCACAGTAATAAATTCAAATGCTACATTACAAAGCGTATTAGACAATGATTTAGTTCAGTCACCACTTGATACAAACAAAGTATGGACTGCAACTTGTAATGCTGATACTAATGACGGGACTAAATTTACATATATAATATATCCTGCTGCATATGGAAATATAAGTGGTATAATCCAAAATGGTGCTACACCTGTACTAGGAGCTTTTAATGATGCCCCAATAGGAGACTATACAGCTACTAATAGTCAAGGATCTTCAAAAAGTTTTAGAGTTTATAAAACAAATGATCCTGGAGCATTTGGAAATGGAGTAACATTAGCAATATCATAAAACAATAACAAATGGCATTAAAATACCCTGACATATTAGAGCATAATAACCCCGATTACCCATTAGTAGATATTGTATCTTTAAAAGGAGTTACTATACCATTAGGATCTCTTTCTGAAACAAGTAGTAAAATACCCTCCCCAAAAAGAAATCCTGGTATAATAGTTTTTATAACAGGCTCTGGAGAGTTTTATGGATATAAAGGGCAAGATATAACTAACTCAAACTGGGATAACCCATCAAACTGGGAAGAAATTGGTAGTGGTGGTGGAGGAGGAACTCCTGCTACACCATTAAATTCAGTTCAATTTAACGATAATGGATCATTTGGAGGAGATCCTAGATTTGTATTTAACCCAACAACAGGTTTAGCTCAAATAAGTGGAAGTCTTCAGATTACTAGTTCAGTATCTAGTGATGTCTTTATTATTAAGAGTGGAAATACTGACATATTTAAGGTGCAGAATGACGGAGTAGTTGTATTTGCTTCCCAATCCGCTTTACCATCAGCTGTAGAAGGAGGAATGGTATACTCTGGTTCAGCTTTTTATGTAGGAGTAGAATAGTTAACATATTTATAGTCGATTTTAATCGATTAAAGAAATTAATTGTATCAAAGTGATACGATTACTTTTAGAAAAACAAAAAAAACAACAATTATTAATAATTAAATTTAAAAATTATGGCAACATGGAAAAAAGTAGTTGTATCAGGTTCGGGATTAGAACAATTATCTAATTCAACCACCAACTACATAACGCAAGCGGGGATTGATTTTCCCGTAGACTCAGTAAATGGGTTAACCGGAGCAGTAGTACTTCCGATTTTATCAGGCTCAAGCTTCACAGCAGGTGCAGCAGATAACAGTTTATTAATTACAGCTGGAGATGGTGTAACAACATCAGTAACTTTAAATAGTACAGCAGCCCCAGTTGATTCAGTAAATGGATTAACCGGAGCAGTAGTATTACCAATACTTTCAGCTTCAAGCTTCACAGCAGGTGCAGCAGATAACAGTTTATTAATTACAGCTGGAGATGGTGTAACAACATCAGTAACTTTAAATAGCACAGCAGCCCCAGTTGATTCAGTAAATGGATTAACCGGAGCAGTAGTACTTCCGATTTTATCAGGTTCAAGTTTCACAGCAGGTCCAGTAAATAACAATTTATTAATTACAGCTGGAGATGGTACAACAACATCTGTTCAACTTGGTGATGCTGACCCTTTAGTAGATTCTGTTAATGGATTAACAGGAGCAGTAGTATTACCAATACTTTCTGGTTCAAGCTTCACAGCAGCAGCAGCAGATAATACGTTTATAATCACAGCTGGAGATGGTGTAACAACATTAGTAACTTTAAATAGTACAGCAGCCCCAGTAGATTCAGTAAATGGATTAACCGGAGCAGTAGTACTTCCGATTTTATCAGGCTCAAGCTTCACAGCAGGTGCAGCAGATAACACGTTTATAATCACAGCTGGAGATGGTGTAACAACATTAGTAACTTTAAATAGTACAGCAGCCCCAGTAGATTCAGTAAATGGATTAACAGGAGCGGTAGTATTACCAATACTTTCTGGCTCAAGCTTCACAGCAGCAGCAGCAGATAACAGTTTATTAATTACAGCTGGAGATGGTGTAACAACATTAGTAACTTTAAATAGTACAGCAGCCCCAGTTGATTCTGTTAATGGATTAACCGGAGCAGTAGTATTACCAATACTTTCAGCTTCAAGCTTCACAGCTCACTCTTCAGGTGGAGGAATTCCACAAGGTGAAATAAGAATCACAGATGGAGGTGGTACTGTAGCAACTATTGATTTAGGATTACTAACTAATGATAATGTTACATTCAATAATTTAAATGTTGATGGTAATTTAGTAGTAGAAGGTACAGCTTCATTCAGACATTCACAAAACCTAGACGTAGTAGACCAATACATCACATTGAACTCAGGTTCAGGTGCTGGTGGTGGTGGTGCAGATGGTGGTGGTATCATCGTTGCTCAAGATGCAGCAAATGATAAAGGTGAAGCCTTTGCATGGATAGATGGTAGTACTGAAACTGTCGATAATAAGAGATGGGGTATTGCAGGAAGTATACCAAGTTCTACAGTTGGCAACATTACTCCAGCTGCATTTATGGCATCTATATTTAAAACAACAACTAATGTAGATACCGCAGCAACAATTCTTACAGCAGCAGGTAGTGGTGGTGCTGGAACTGGGTATAATAAACCAGGTAACATTTATGTTGATCCATCTGATGGAATATGGATGTATTCTTAATAGAATATAATAATAACAATTAACCAAATAAGGGCTGTGTTGCATAAATGCAGCCCTTTTTTTAATAAAATTTTTAGATATGGGTTTTACAGCAAAAAATTTAAACGTTGGAGGAAAAACAAAATCACAACCAATGAACTCAAAAAAAATAAAATTAGATTTGGATAAGCAAGAAATTAGTCTTATATTAAATGGAATTAAAAATGCGAACTTCCAAGGTAAGGATGTTCAAAATGTATTTAATTTAGTATTAAGATTACAAAACGCATATTCAAAAATATAAAAAATGAATTTAGAAATAAATGATTACAAAGTACTACTAGGTGCTATAGAAAATATTAGTATTAAAGGTTCAAATGCTGTTTATATAGCAGGTTTAATAAAAAAATTAGAGAACCAAGTTAATAAATTAGAAATAGAGACTCAGGAAAATGTAGAATTAAATTTACCTAAACCAGATTCAAACCAAAAATCTAAAAAATAATATTTATAGTTATGGAAAAAACAGTTTTAAATAAAGAAGAAGTTACAGAATTAAAAGAAATTCAAGACCTACAAAATAGTTTATTATATAATTTAGGTCAAGTTGAGTATCAATTAACAAATTTAAAAAAAGATAAAGAAAAAATATCTTTAAATTTAACAAACTCAGAACAAAAATCAGCTAAAATAGCTAAAAAACTAGAAGAAAAATATGGGAATGGAACAGTAAATATAGAAAACGGCGAATTTATTAAAGCCTAATCAATTTTTACAACCTTCTCCAGTATTTATAAACAAAATAAACATATTATAAAATGGCAGAAGTACTTTTATCCCCAGGTGTATTAGCAAGAGAAAATGATTCTTCACAAGTATCATCACAACCTATAGAAGCAGGTTGTGCTATTGTAGGTCCTACCGTAAAAGGTCCAGTTAACATCCCAACAGTAATAACATCATACTCAGATTATCAAAATAAATTTGGAGCAGTAGTGGAAAGTGGTAGTAACGAATATACTTACTTTACTTCTGTATCTGCATATAATTATTTCCAACAAGGAGGAGATTCATTATTAGTAACTAGAGTAGTTAGTGGTTCTTATACTGCAGCTACTAGTTCTAAAATTGAAAATTCTGATACTGCGGTACTTGGAGGAAAAGCAAATGCATCATTTGATTATTTAGTTCCGGGTGCTAATTTTGGATTGCAAATAAACACTCCAACTACAAATCCAATGTTTATCTCTTCTTCTATTAATTTTAGTCTACCAGGAGCAGATTTATATTATTATGCAGGAGAAAAAGCTGGACTTTTAGCTAGTGTAAATAGTGTAATTGGATCTTCAGGAACCCAAGAAATTACTATAAATGATGATGGTGGAGTAGCATTATCTATAACAGCTTCAGTTGCAGGAACTTCATTTAATGGTTTAACTATTAAATCTGGTTCATACAATACTTTACTTCAAGGGAATGGTGTAACAATAGCCACTTTATCTGGAGGTACAACTTCAACATTTAACACATCCTTAGAATTAGAAACATTAGCTGTAGGAGCAATACAAAATAGCACATCTGTAGAAGGTTCTAAAGGCCAATTAGCTGATGGTACTAGAGATAATATTAGATGGGAAATAATTTCCCCCGATACAGCTTCGGGTACATTTAATCTTTTAATTAGACAAGGAGATGATATTACTAGCCAGAAAAAAGTATTAGAAACCTGGACTAATTTATCATTAGATCCAAATGCTTCAAATTATGTATCAAGAATAATAGGAGACCAAAAACAAACAGTAAAAAGTGATGGTACTACTTATTATTTACAAATGGAAGGACAATATGCTAACGCATCTAGATTTATAAGAGTAAAATCTGTTAAATCACCAACATTAAACTATTTCGATAATGCAGGAGATCCAAAATCTCAATTTACAAGTTCTATTCCTGTAGCTAGTGAGGGTACGTTTGGAGCTGCTTTAGGTGTTGATTTCAATGGTATAGTAGCTAATTTTAACCAAAATATTAATGCTACTAACACACAAGGTTTACAAGGTGACAATTACACAACAGCATTAAATTTATTAGCAAATAAAGATGAATTCCAATATAATGTTCTTTCAATCCCTGGATTATATAGAGAAGATTATGCATCCCAAATATCAGCAATGGTTAATAATTGCCAATTCAGAGGTGATGCAATAGCTATAATAGATGGTGTTGCTTATGATAAAACTATCACAGCAGCAAAAACTCAAGCTGCAGGAGTTGATTCTTCGTATGCGGCAACATATTGGCCATGGTTACAAACCATTGATCCTGATTTAGGAGACCAAGTTTGGGTACCAGCTTCAGCAATGATGCCAGGAGTATTTGCTTATAATGATGCTTCATCTGAAGCATGGTTTGCACCAGCTGGATTAAACAGAGGTGGATTATCATCAGTAATAAGAGCTGAAAGAAAATTAACCAATGGGAACAGAGATGAACTATATCAAGCAAATATTAATCCAATAGCTACATTCCCAAACACAGGAGTAGTAGTATTTGGACAAAAAACACTACAGAAAAAAGCAAGTGCTTTAGATAGAGTAAATGTTAGAAGATTATTAATTGCTCTTAAAGGATTTATTTCTCAAATAGCAGATAACTTAGTATTTGAACAAAATACAATAGCTACAAGAAATAATTTCTTAGCACAAGTTAATCCATACTTAGAAAGCGTACAACAAAGACAAGGATTATATGCCTTTAAAGTTGTAATGGATGATAGTAATAACACCCCAGATGTTATAGATAGAAATCAATTAATTGGGCAAATATATTTACAGCCAACAAAAACAGCTGAATTTATATACCTAGATTTCAATGTAATGCCAACTGGAGCAGTATTTCCATCATAAAAATTAAAGAATTAAATATTTATAACAAGAAATAAATTAGAATAACATGCCAGTAATAGATCCAAACGAAATATTTTTCACCGCTTTTGAACCAAAACAAGCTAATAGGTTTATCCTATACATGGATGGTATACCAAGCTTTATAGTAAAAGGAGTAAGTGCAGTATCACTAACACAAGGTGAAGTAATATTAAACCACATGAATGTTCAAAGAAAAGTAAAAGGTAAAACTACTTGGAATGACATTACAATGACATTATTTGACCCAATCACACCTTCAGGTGCACAAGCAGTAATGGAGTGGGTAAGACTACATCATGAATCAGTAACAGGTAGAGATGGTTATTCCGATTTCTATAAGAAAGATTTAAGATTAGATGTACTAGGACCAGTAGGTGATATTGTTTCAGAATGGATATTAAAAGGTGCATTTGTTAAAGAAGCAACTTTTGGAGATTACAATTGGGATACTGAAAACGAAGCAAAACAAATAGAAGTAACGTTAGCAGTAGATTTCTGTGTATTAAATTTCTAAAAACAATTAAATATTTTATTGAAGGAGATTTGGCTTAGCTAAATCTCCTTTTTATATTGGTATTTATAATAAAGTAAAAGTTATTAACAAATAAAAGATTATGGCCGAATTTAATTTACCTACTGAAGAAGTAGAATTACCCTCAAAAGGATTATTATACCCTAAAGAAAACCCTCTATCATCTGGTAAAATAGAGATGAAATATATGACCGCTAAGGAAGAAGATATTTTAACCAATCAAAACTATATCACAAAAGGAATAGTAATAGATAAACTATTACAATCTTTAATTATTAATAAAGATATTAATTATAATGACTTACTAATAGGAGATAAAAATGCTATTATGATAGCTGCACGTATTTTATCCTATGGTGAAAATTATGAATTTACGTGGGACAATCAACCACAAAAGGTTAATCTATCAGAACTAAAAAACGATGAAATAGATGTAGATTTATTTAAACCAGGCGAAAATAATTTTGCATTTACATTACCAAACACAGAAAATAAAATCACTTTTAAATTATTAACTCATGGTGATGATAAAAAAATAGAGGCTGAAATAAAGGGTTTAAAAAAAATAGATAAACAAGGAACCCATGATGTAACTACTAGATTATCTCATGTAATTACTTCCATCAATGGTAGTGAAGAAAAAAAAGACATTAGAGAATTCGTTAAAGGATACCTTTTAGCAAAAGATGCTAGAGAACTTAGAAACCATTATGCTAAAATATCACCTGATGTTGATATGAAAGTTTATTTAGACACAGCAAATGGAGGAGAGGAGGTAGTAGACCTTCCTATAGGTCTTAACTTTTTTTGGCCTGACGCCTGATTATAGAGTATTAATATTTGAATCTATACATGATATAGTTTTCCATGGTAAAGGAGGATTTGACTGGGAAACTGTATATAACATGCCTATATGGTTAAGAAATTTTACATTACGTAGAATCTCAAGCCATTATGAAAAAGAACACTCGGCAGCAACCGGTAAATCTAAAAATGAAAAGTCTTGGGTAGACCCTTCTGTAAAGAATCAGGCTAAAAATTCCACCCCAGAATCTAATCAAATCCAAATCCCTAGTTTTTTACAAAATAAAAAATCTCAAGAAACAACTAAAACAACACCTAACAGTACTAAGAGAACTTCATATAAATAACTCTTTTTTTAAATATTTATAATAAACCCACATTTATATGGCTACTTCAAAGAATGAATTAACTAAGCTAAGAAAAGAAATGTCTGAAATGGCAGATGCCTTTGCTGATATGGCTAAAGCTATGAATGACAATGCTAAAGCAGCTTCAAAATTTACAGGAGAATCAGTTGATAGATATAAACAAAGTTTTAGGGAAGCTAAGAATTTAGCAGTAGAATTATCGGGCTTTACTCAAGCAGAACTAAAAGATGGACGTAGTAGAGCAAAAATTGAAAGAAAAATAGCTAAAACAAAACAAAACCAATTTCGAGTTTTATCTAAAATATCAAATCTACAAGATTATTTACTTAGAGCTGGTAAAAAAGAAGCTGGATATATTCAAAATGCACTTAAGGATCTTATGGAGACTAATAAGGTTATGGATAGGGCCTTAGATATCTCAAACAATTTAGTAGAAGACTTTAAAAGACTAGAAGATTCAAACCCATTCAAAGGACTTGCTGAATTAGTATCAGATATCCCAGTTATTAATAAGCTATTTAGTAACATGATAACTGCTTCTGAAAAGTTTAATGACGAGATGTTTGATAGTCAAAACAGAATGAAAGCTCTTTCAGCAGGAGCAAAAGAGTATATAAAATTAATGTCTAAAGTACTTTTAGTAGGCATTTTTACTGAAGCTAAAAAGCAAATTTCTTCAATAGATAAACTAGCAGTAAATCTAGCTAATACTTTAGCAACTTCTAAAAGCAATGGAATATCATTAACTCAGGAATTTACCAATCAATCAAAATCCCTATCACATATGGGGATGACGTATAAAAAAATAATGCAAGCTAATATTGAACTAGCAGCATTACAGGGAGTTCAAACAACATTTTCAAAAGAAACATCATCTGAATTTTCAATTTTAACTAAAAATTTAGGAATATCAGCAGAAAAATCTTCTCAATTATTAAAAATGACAAAAGCCCTAGGAATGGAAGATGCTTCACTTTCCAAATCTACTATGGGGATGGTTAAAATGAAAAACTTGCAATTAGGGATTGCAATATCTGAAAAAGAAGTTCTTAATGGGATAGCTGATATAAGCTCTAATGTAGCTTTATCTATGCATGCCCAAGGAAAAAATCTAGCTAATGCTGTATATCAAGCAAAAAAGTTAGGTTTTTCTATGTCTCAGGTAGAAAAAACAGCATCAAGTTTATTAGATTTTGAAACTTCTATTACACATGAAATGGAAGCTGAAATGCTAATAGGAAGAGATCTTAATTTAGAAAGAGCTAGATTAGCTGCCTTAAATAATGATATGGGTACTGTAGTAAAAGAAATGGCTCGAAATGGGGTTAACCAAAGTTCTTTTTCTAGAATGAATGCTATCCAACAAAAATCTATTGCCCAAGCTTTAGGGATGACAGCTAAAGAAATGGGAGATGCCTTTATTGAAAGGGAAAATTTAAAAAGATTAGGGGTTAAAGATATAGGTGGTGTTTCTGAGATTATAAAAAGAATGAGAGCAGAAGGAAAAAGTGATAAGGAGATTGGAGATAAGATTGGAAATGACAGAATGTTAGAAGCTGGAAAGAATAGATTAATGCAAGACCAACTCCAAGACGTACTAGATAAATTAGCTGAAAAAGTTATGCCTATTTTAATAAAAGTACTACAGAAATTATCATCATTATTAGACTATTTAGGATTAACTGGAGAAGGACAAAATAAAGTAGCAAAAGGTGCAATTTCTACATTAGGACTAGGGGTAGCATCAAAAATAGGAATGGGCTCTAAAGCAGTAGGTGCAGCATCTAGTGTTTCAAGAATGACTAAAGGCGCAACAGCATTTACTAAAGCATCAGGAGGAGCAATAATGAATGCTACGGGTAAAACGGTATATGGAGCAGCAGCATCATCTGCGGTTAAAGCAGGAACAGCAACATCAAAAACTGCATCTATGGCAAGCAAAGGCCTTAAAGTTGCAAGAGCTGGGTCTAGGGTTTTAGGACCCATAGCTATGGCAGCAGGAGTAGGGTTTGATGCTTATAATAATTTTAATAATGATAAATTAACAGGAGGAGAAGCAGCAATAAAAACATTAGACCAAAATAAATATATGGCAATTGGAGCTGCCGTAGGTACTTTCTTATTTCCAGCAGTAGGTACTTTAGTAGGAGCCGGTATAGGAGGGTTAGCAGATTTATTTTTACCTACAATTGGGGATTATGATGGAACCGAAAGTGCATCTTTAGAAGAACAAAAAAGAACAAATGAACTTCTTCAAGCTAACAATAATCAATTAATGAAACAAACGTCGGAATTATATGAGGCTATTTCAAGAGCAAGATCTGTTTCAATAGATGGTGATTTATTAACTAGTAATGCTGGTATAAGTAATACTACAGGGAATAGAAATATACTCTAATAATATTTATAATAAAAACAAAAATTATGGGACTACAAAAAAAATTAACAGTACAAGGTTCACCCTTATCTAAAAATAATGGAGCTAATGTATCTATTATGCCAGGAACTTCACCACTATCAGAATTACATTATGAATATTCTATTAATGGAAACCCTAGCCTAGCAGGAAAACCAAACCCATCAGATTTAGATTTAAACGGTTTAAAACCTTCTAATTCTTATGACATAACTGCACCTACAGAAGGAATAGGTAGAATATAATTACTATATGTCATTTTTATTAAATCTTCAAACTGACCTTAAATCTTTAAAATTTGGAAAAGACCGCCCTGCAGAAGGATCTAGTCAACAACCATATGTAAAAGCAGCAATCCCTCCACAAAACCAGGATTATGCTGAAGCTATGGACATACTAGGAACTCCTATAGGAACAGGAACTGATGCTTTAATAAGAGGAGGAATTTCATCCGCAGAACACATAGCTAGGGATTTAGAAAGAATTGGCAAATGGTTTTTTGATACTTCAAATCCAAGAGGAATTCAATTTGTAGCTAACCAAGGAATTCTATCAGAAATTTCAGTAAGAACTCAAGCTTCAATAGGTGCTAAACCCAACCAAGGTTTTTATTCTCCATTACAGACTTTATATCAAATAGGGACTAACAATGTAGGAGGTCATTCTAATAGATTTTTAAAAGGTTTAATAAACCCCCTCAAACAAACTAGGACCTATATGGATGTCGTAGCTGGGAAAGGGAAAGATTTAAATAATAATAATATTTTAGATATTTCTATAGTTGAAGAAGCTAATAATAGACTTGTATTATTAAATGATATTAAACAACTTAATTTAAAAGAAAAAATAGCTACACCTGGTGTAAAGATTGCTCAACAACAAAAAACACTAAAAAAAGCTTTAAGAGCAAATAGTATTGTAGTTAAAAAACCTAATACTATCCTTAGATACCAGGGTGGTCCTAATTCTACATTAGGGGCAGGAAATACTGATATCTTTTTTGCTAAAGATAATCAAGGAAGAGATTTAAGAACAGGAATTAATAATCCTCAAATTGTTCCTCACTTATTAAATACTCCTTTAAAGGGTAGGGATGGTATTGAAATAAAATCAACAAATATAAGTGATTTTAGAAATGTTAAGTTAGAAGATAATAAAACATCAACTATAATGGGTCTTGCTCCTAACTATAATGCCTCAAATGCAGGAGAAAATTACACTATCGAAGGTCTAAAAGATTCAAGAATCCGAATGAAATCCCCGGGTCAAAGAGGAAATATAATAGATTATGCTGTGGGTAAAACCGATAGTAATGGAAACCCTGTAGGAGCTGTAGATTTAATTAATGCTCAACCTTTATACAGAAGTGGAGGTGTATTAAGTAAAGAAAAAGGGATAGCAAAAAATGACCTAGTTAAATTTAGGATAGCAGCAATAGATTCAGAAGATCCTTCTCAAAAAGAATTTATACATTTTAGAGCATTTATAAACAATTTTACAGATAATTACCAAGGTAATTGGAATAGTGTATCATATATGGGTAGGGGAGAAGATTTTTATAGATATTCTAAATTTGCAAGGAGTATACAAATGGATTTTACAGTTGCGGCTCAATCCAAACCCGAAATAATGGAACAGTATAAAAAATTAAACTTTTTAGTTTCTAATGCTTTTCCAGATTATACTAAAGCGGGTTATATGGCTGGACCTTTAGTTCAACTAACAATGGGAGGGTGGTGTTATGAACTACCAGGATTTTTAAATTCTGTAAATTTAGATATCCCACAAGAATCTCCATGGGAGATTGGGATAGATACTGTAGGTGAATCTGACCATTCAGTTAAAGAAATGCCTCATTATTGTAATGTAAGTTTGCAGTTTACTCCAATACATAATTTTAGACCTTCTAAACAAAAGAATACTTATAAGGGAAAAAACATTACTAAATATGGACAAGAACGTTATATTGCACTATCACAAGGAAACCAATCATTTAACAATTATGATAATGACATAAGACCACAATTAGTTAGACCATTAAAAGAACCACTAACACCTATTGATTTATCAAGACCAGCAAATAATGGGAATAATCCAATATTCCCAACAGGATTAAAATCCATACCCCCATATACACCACCAGGAGGAAAAATTGAAGAAATGAAATCTAACACAGGCAACTACCCAGATTCACCTAGTAAAAGACAAATTAAAAAAGAGGAAAAACAAAAATCAAAAATTCTTAAAAGAGCTTTTGATGCTCCTGATATTGCTTCTAATATAGGAGGTGGATTTGGTAGTATTATTTAGTATATTGTAAAAAATGAATAGATACTCTCAAATACCAGAAACAAAATCTCCAGATGGGAAATTAATGTATAAAACTGTACGTTATCCTGACATCCCAAAATCTTTTGAAGATACATATGTTTATACCACAATAGGAGATAGATTTGATACTTTAGCTCAACAATTCTATAGTGATTCAACTTTATGGTGGATAATATCAGCAGCTAATGATAATTTAAATCAAGATTCTTTAACACCCCCTATAGGAACCCAAATTAGAATCCCTTCTAACCCATCACCAATCATATCAGAATTCAAATTAATAAATTCATAATATATGGCTAATTTAATAGGAGAAGGTTTTAATGATTATGTTAGAAGGCAAATAATCCATCGACAAAAAATTTACGGTTCAGGAGTTTCCGAAGGAAGAACTGAAAAAGAAATTACATATTTAAATTCTAGAACAGCTTGGATTAAAGTTGCATCATCAGTTTCTTTAGAATCCTCAGAAAAAGAAAAGGATGATAAAGAAACAATGGCTAAATTAAGAAGAAAAAATTTAGGTTTAGTAGGAGAAATTAGTTTGAAAAAAGATTTAGCTAAAAAGTTTGTTTTGTTTAATGGGGTTTCAAGCTTAAATAAAGATAGTGGTAGTATTCTTAAACAAAGATCTGGATATTTAGATTCCAACACAGATAAACAATCAACCCATAATTTTTCATATGGTATGGGGGGACTAGAATTTGGTTTACAGCCCATGCCAGGTATTATAAGTATGAATGTTGAAGCTTTAAATATGGGTTCTTTAAAAAAAACCATATTAAAAATAAAAGCTTACAATAAGGAACAATTAGCCATATTAGATGTATTATACCTAAGATTAGGTTATACTTTGCTTGTAGAATTTGGTAATAACTTATATTTAGATAAAAATGGAGATGTTCAAAATATGGGAACTACCTTAATTGAAGATAAATTTTTTTCTGAAGAATTAGTAGGTAAATCCTATAGAGGACTCCTACCAGAAATAGAAAAAAAACGATTAGAATATTGTGGAAATTATGATGCTTTTTTTGGAAGAATAACTAATTTTTCTTGGGATTTTAATCCTGATGGAAGTTATGACATTGAAATTCAATTGTATAGTTTGGGAGATGTTATTGAATCCTTAAAACTAAACCAAGTAAATACTAAAGGATTGCTTGAAAAATTTAAAAATTCTAATAAGGATCAAAAGAAACACATGGCTTCTAGGTTTAAAAAAGATTATAAAGATGAAGATATCCTAGAATTTTTAGAGCAACAAGAAAGAGAACGAAATAAAATTTATGAGTACCTTAAAGAAATTCAAACTTTTGATAGTTATAAAGATAGTGAAAAGTTTATTAAAGAATTAGATAAAAATATTGTAACAAACCAACAACAAGCGGCAGCAGTAGTAGAGTTAAGTACAACTTATCAAAATAATGATACAACTGGACAACAATTTGAAGCAGTAGTTTCCAATCAAACACAAACTGCAGCTAATGAGGCTTTTAAAAAAGCAAAAGGTGATTTAATAGCCTATGATGGTACTGAATATTTTAGGGTTTTTAAACTCTCAGAAGATGGTAACCCTGCCAATGCAAGTATATTTTATCATAAATCACTTGGATTAGATAGTGGGGATTTAAGTACTCTAAGAGAAAGAAGCATCAGTTCCTCCCCAGGATTAACCGAATCAGAAATTAGTGGAGGAAGTACATTAAAATATAACAATGAACTTAAGAATTTATCTGATAATTACAGTGATTTTAAAAAAGTAGATTATACAGAAACATTTAAGGGAACTACTTTTACAGTTCAAATATATGCCTTTACTAATGATTTCATTACTTCCGGAAATTATGTAGGAGAACAAATAAAATTTAAAGATGTTGATCCTTTTAAAAACCAAGCAGTAGATGAAAATATCAAAGAAAAAGAATCCTTGGGTTTTATATCTATAGAGTTTTACACTAATGGAGAAAAATATGACATAACTTTTTTTGAAAATTCTACTTTTGAAAATTTCAACCCTCAATTAGGAATTCAAACCCAAGGTTCTGAAGCTAGAAATAGAGTTCCATTCCCTTCAGATTTTGACGACAAAATTTTAGCAGAAAATAATTCTATAATTGGAGCTGCACAAGAAAAAATAAATGATTCATTAGACCCAGATTTTAATTTAACAAAAAACAAATCGAAAGAAACAATCCCAGTAAATAGCCAAGTTCATGTAAAAATCACTAAATTTAAACAAAAATCAAAAAATGAAAGGATAGGACACGTAATTAATCATAAAGTAGGATGGAATTTAACTAAACTTTATAAAACAAGATCTAAAACAAGTGACCATATTAAGATAAAAAAATACCAACCTATAGATAATAGTTATTTTATTAGATTTGGAACTTTTTTAGAGTTTATTAAAGAAAACATTTTATATAAGGTAAATAATGGAGGAAGTAAAAAATCAAACTCATCAATTTTTCAATTAGATACTGACATTGATTCTAATATTATGTATACTCTGCCTAACCATGTTTCATTAGACCCTACACAAGCAATAGTAAATGTTAATATTAAGTCTATAGGTTCTAATATTAAAACTTTTACAGGGTTAGAAGAATTTCAAAATACAAAACCTTTTTATGGGAAAATAATGAACATATACCTATCCCATGATTTCATATTTGAACAATTATCAGCAAATGTAGATGAAAAAAACAACCTTATATTATTTAATTTTTTAGATTCAATATGTACGAGATTAAATGTTATTTTTGGGGGAATTAATAACCTTCATCCTTCTATAGATGAAACCACAAATTGCATTAAAATCTACGATGATACTCCAATACCTAATTTAGGCAAAATATCTGACTATTTAGTTAATAAGAATCCTACTAAATATAAATTTTATGAAGATGTAACTAATTTCCAATGGAATTGTAATACTCTACCAAATCAATCTCTGGATTATACTCTTAATTTATATGGTTATAATGGTACTAAAACTGAATCTAATTTTGTAACTGATGTTAAAATCAAAACAAAAGTAACAAAAGATATAGCTACTATGCTATCTATAGGAGCTACAGCTAATGGTTATGTAGTAGGAGAAGAGGCAACAGCTTTTTCAAAATGGAATTATGGTATAAAAGATAGATATTATGAAGAAATAGTTGATGCTGAATATGATGAAAAAATAGAATCAGAAATAGCTGAAACTTTAAAAAAAGAAAATGAAGAAATTCAAAGAACTTATGCTTATATGATTTTCTATAATTTTGAATATTCTCAAAGAAGATACTATAGTGGAGCTTATGAAGCAATTACTAATCCTGAAGAAATGAAAAAATCACAGGAAAGTGGTAAATACCCTCCTGTTGAAGCAACTACTGTTATAAAGTATGGGGGAGGTGTTATTTTACCTCAACAAATTGAAGAAAATATAGCATCAGGAACATCATTTTATCAATATTTAATTGCTAGTGCTTCTGCTGTTTCTAATAATACTAGGCCTATTGCTAATACAGAAGGTTTTTTACCAATTACTCTAGATATCAGTTTAGATGGTTTATCAGGTCCTAAAATTTACCAAAAATTACAAGTAGACACTGATTTTTTACCTAATAATTATCCTGAAGCTATGGACTTTATAATCAGAGGTGTATCTCATGACTTACAAAATAATAAATGGTCAACTAAACTATCAACATTAGCTACTTCTCAAGTATCAAATGAACCCGTATATTTACCTAGTTTTAATTATGATATTAAAGTTATCTCCAAAATCCCAGGAGGAGGTTCACTTAAAGAAGCAAACCCTTATAAAGGTTCTACTTCTGTAAGAAATTTTAAATCAAACTCTTACCCTATAATAGTTAGAAGTGAAGCCCATATAGAAGAATGGCAAAAACAATATGGAAATACGTTATCGAAAAAAGGTAAACCCTTTACTAATTTTTTAATAAGAGAAGGCCTTGGAAACCCAAATTCATTCGCTGAAAAGTTTACACAATTATTAGAAACTGAATTTAGATCTAAGGGAAAAAATGGTACAAGATTAGTTATAAAAGGAGACTCTAGTTTAGGAAATACTGAAAAAGTATCTAGTGGTAAAATAGAAAACCAGTTAGGAAGTGGGGCCGATATTAGTGAAGATTTATATTATGCATTATTGGAGTTCTGGAAAATTTTAGGAAGGGATGAATATAAGAAGTATTATCCAATAATAATAGTAGGAGGTAATGATGAATATCACCATGGACCAACAATTGCAGGTTCTGGAGCATATGGAGAATCAGGTGCATTTGTTCAACCTTATAATACTACTCATACTAGAGGATTAGCAATAGACCTTAGACAAAGAAACATTGGTAGTGGGCCAAATGGTATGCAAAGAAACAAAGCAGTTCAGGGTGCATTAAAAGAAGCCGGATTTACAGGTATAATTTGGCATAACCCTCCACACATCCATGCAAATATTTCATCAATAGAATCAGATAATAATAGTGGATTTAAAGTAACTCCTCAAACATCAACTTCATCAACCCCAGTACCACAATCATCAACATATAGAAAACCAATTATTGACCCATCAAAAATTAACAGCTATAAATTAGAAAATTTTGAAATTGACCCAACTACGGGTAATAGAATTAATTTTTAAAATGTATTATCCTAAATCTCAAATAAAATCAAATCTTTATACTAATGGAGATAAATATGCTCTTTCTACAACTGAAGAAATATATATTGGGTATTATTATTCTACTTCTGGGGGAACTAATTATACTGGAAAATATCCAAATGATGGAAAAAATATTTTATTAATACCTATTATCCCCCCTTCTTCTAATAAAAACGAAACTGATAATGATTTCTCACCATCTACAATTATGGTGCAAAATGTTCCAATGGAGGAATATAGTGATTATATTGGTAATATTGATAATAATGTAACATATGCTAGTTTATCTCCAAATCAAGAATCAGTAAATAGAAGCCTTCCAACCCCATCCCAACCTTCACCAACCCCCGGTGATTATGTTAGTGGGTATTTTGATAGGTATTTTGTTAAAAAAAATAATGAAGCTTACTATTTTGAAATATCAACAGTTTTTTATAATTTACTAAAAAATCAAGATGAAAGTATAGCATTTGAACTTTATAGTTGTATAGATATAGAATGGAAAATAACAGGTCCTTTTTCTAATGTCTTTTCTTTTAATAAATCTACAATTAAAACATTGGAAAGAGAAAAAGTATGGCCAGGATTTTATAATTCATTTGAATTTAATTTTTCCAAATTTCATTTGGGTAGTTAAAATATTATTCGTATATTTAATTATTGTTTTGGCTAATTGAAAATACAGACCAATTAAAAGGTTTTTACAATAAAGGTTACAAAGAAGCTTATATAGAAGTTATACCATATTCTTATAAAACTCATCCTGTAACTAATAAAGTATCCTTAATATATGTACATCCTATAGATGCACATAAGGGCTATATTATATCAATAAACCACAGCGAATCAATGCCGTTAAACAGCGAGTATATTGCTGAATTAATTAATGGGTATGATAAATTATACGTTTGGGGTAAAAAGGAATTCTTACATTATTTTGTGCATAGAAATATAATAGATGTTTCTCTTGCATCCCCAGAATATGAGATGGAAACTACTAAAGCTCACCAAATATTATCACAAAGAGCTAAAGATAAGTTGGATATTAATAGAATAGTTCCTATCGTTAAACATTACGAAACGTGTGAAAAAAATTATAATAACCTAAAACAACATTTTAATGCACCAGTCAATGAATTTTACAATAGCAGAGTACCATTGGTATTCAACTCCATCGAAAGGAATGGTTTACGAGTTCAAAGAGAACTCTTCAAAGAACACTTCAACCAAGATTGGGGAGATAGAGTCTACACACAATATAACTACAGAACAACCACAACAAGACCTTCAAACCGTTTTGGAGGGGTTAACTTTGCAGCATTAAATAAAGAAAATGGAACCAGAAAAACATTCATACCTGAGAATGATAGATTGGTTGAAATTGACATTTCAGCTTATCATCCTACTCTTGCTAGCTCCCTTATTCATTATAACTTTGGTGATGACGATATTCATAGATCATTTGCGAGACTTTATAATGTCGATTATAAAAAAGCGAAAGAATTAACATTCAAACAACTTTATGGTGGAGTTTTTAAACAATACCAACACCTAGAATTTTTCCAAAAGATTCAAACTTACATAAACGAGATATGGAGCCAATTCCAAAATGAAGGTTTTATAGAATGTCCTATATCAAAATACAGATTTGAGCGTGATAAATTAGATAATATGAACCCACAAAAGTTGTTCAATTATTTGCTACAAAATTTGGAAACCTCAACAAATGTTCGTATATTATGGGAAATAATTAAGATATTAAAAAACAAACAAACTAAACTAATTCTTTATACTTACGATGCGTTTTTGTTAGATGTACATAAGGGAGAGAAAGAGGAGATAAAACTAATATTAGATGTATTTAAAAAACATAAACTAAAAGTAAAGATAAAACATGGAAACAGCTACGATTTTAAATAATAATACTGATATGTATAAGACGAATTACGACTTTGAAAGTCCTTATAATATTAGCGATTTGAATAATAAATTATTTTGTACATTTACTACATTAGATAATTTAGAGGGACTTGTATCTAGTCTCTCTTCTAAATACTCAATCATGTATAACAAAATGTTTGCGTTATATGTTAAGAGTAATGATGAGTATGTTTTGACTTATAATGTCGATCAAGGTAACGTAAGCGAAATTCCAGATAATACAATATTAGTACATAGAAAAAAAGAAACAAATACTCTATATACTATAAACGCCTTAAACGAGCTAATCAAAAGCCTAAACGGAGGAGTAGTAAACACTAAATTTCCTATAGATTGGAAACACTATAGAAATTGTATACTATTAACCCAACACAACGAGTTAAAACAACTCAACACCAAAATACACAAAATAATCGAACTATAATTTGGATTCCAAATAATCAGTTTGTATATTCATGTCGAAATTTTTAAAAAACAGTTATAATTATGGATTTAAGCAAAATCAAAAATCGCTTGGACAATCTAAATCAGACCTCCAAGCCCAAAAATACAGAAAAAAAGGACTATACATTAATCTATTGGAAACCCAAAGCAGAAGGAAAATTCCAAATCAGGTTTGTACCTTCGAAACTCAACAAAGACAACCCCTTTCAGGAAATTTTCATGCATTATGGCATTGGAAAGTTCCCAATAGTGGCATTAACAAACTGGGGAGAAAACGATCCAGTAGTTGAATTTTCTAAAAAACTAAGAACATCATCTGACTCTGAAAATTGGAGACTAGCAAAACAACTAGATCCTAAAATGAGAGTATTCGCTCCTGTTATTGTTAGAGGAGAAGAAGAAAAAGGTGTTAGATTATTTGAATTTAGTAAAACACTATACATGGAATTATTATCAGTTGCTGATGATGAGGATTACGGTGATTTTACAGACATTAATCAAGGTTTTGACTTTGTAGTAACAGCTACTAAAGTACAAGATAGACCTGGATTTGGATTAAGTCTAAGACCAAAACCAAAACAAACACCAATTAGTGAAGATGCTGATCAAGTAAAAACATGGTTAGAAAACCAACCAATTTTGCTAGAAGAAAGATTCAAGTACACTTACGATAAACTAAAGGAAGAATTACAAACATTCATATCTGGAGGCGAAGAAACAGAAGGTTCAATTTCATCAGAACCAGCTGTAGCATTTGAAGCAGAAACACCAGTTAAAGAAGAAAAGAAATTCACATTATCCACCCAAGGTACACCTAAGAAAGCAAAATCAGAGGAATTTGATTCATTGTTTGACGATGATTTACCATTTTAATCAGTAGTACATGGCTAGAGTTAAAAAATCACTATCGGAGGCAGTCTCCAAAGAAATAAAATCTAAGTTTGATTTAAGTTCCTTCAAAGAAAAGAAGGGACTTAAACAAAATGTCAAGTTTAAAGACCAAGAATGGATTCCACTATCATCTGCATTTCAAGATGTCACATCAATACCAGGTATTCCTACAGGGCATATTGTTTTACTTAGAGGTCACTCTGATACAGGTAAAACAACAGCACTATTAGAAGCAGCTGTATCAGCTCAAAAGAGAGGTATATTACCTGTTTTTATTATCACAGAGATGAAATGGAACTGGGAACATGCTAAACAAATGGGATTACAATTTAATGAAGTAGTAGATGAAAAAACTGGAGAAATTACAAATTTTGAAGGTGAATTTATTTATGCTGACAGAGAAACTATCCATAGTATAGAAGATGTTGCTGGATTTATTTTAGATTTAATGGATGAGCAAAAGAGAGGTAACTTACCATATGATTTATTATTCTTATGGGATTCAATAGGGTCAGTTCCTTGTGAATTATCTATTAAATCAAACAAAAACAACAATGAATGGAATGCGGGTGCTATGTCTACTCAATTTGGTAATAGTGTTAATCAAAGAATTACATTATCAAGAAAAGAATCATCAGCATATACTAATACATTAGTTTGTATTAATAAAGTATGGACAGCAAAAGCAGAATCACCTATGGGTAAACCCAAGCTAATGAACAAAGGCGGATTTGCTATGTGGTTTGATTCTACATTCGTAGTTACATTTGGTAATATTTCAAATGCTGGTACATCTAAAATTAAAGCAATCAAAGATGGCAAGCAAGTAGAATTTGCTAAAAGAGTTAATCTACAGATTGATAAAAACCATATTAACGGGGTTACTACAAGAGGTAAAATTGTAATGACACCACATGGATTTATTAATGACGATGATAAAGAACTAAAAGCCTATAAAGACCAAAATGCCACAGCATGGAAAGATATTTTAGGTGGAACAGATTTTACAATCGTAGAAGAAGAACAAGCGTATAACGATATTACAACGTATACAGACGAACCTCAATAAACAACTTATAGCGTCTTCGTTGGAGACGCTATTTTTTTTTCGTATATTCCCAATAAAATATTTATGGATAAAAAACAATTACTTAATCTCCTGAATGATACTCAAGAGAATGATAACACCCTGCAAGAAGGCAAGCGAATATTGCTTATAGATGGTCTAAACTTATTTTTTAGAAATTTCGCCATTATGAATATGGTTAATCCTGATGGGATTCATATAGGGGGATTAGGTGGTTTTTTTCGTTCATTAGGAGCTATGATTCGTCAAACACAACCTGACCAAGTTTATGTTGTATTTGATGGAGCAGGTTCTACTATAGGTAGAAAAAATCTATTACCTGAATACAAATCAGGTAGAAATGAGCAACGAGTTACAAATTGGGAAATATTTGATGATTTAAATGATGAACATGATTCTAAAGTAGATCAAATAGTTAGAGTAATACATTACCTAAAAACACTACCAGTTAAAACATTAATATTAGACAAAGTAGAAGCGGATGATATCATCGCTTATTTGTGTGATAAATTACCAAATCACCAGGACGATAAACTATTCATAGTATCTAGCGATAAGGATTTCCTACAGCTAGTAAACAAAAATGTTATAGTTTATAGACCAATGGAGAAAAAATATTATACTGAAGATTTAATAAAAGAAAAGTATAATATGCCTGCTCAAAACTTTATATTACATAAAACCCTATTAGGAGATAATTCTGATAAAATCAAAGGTGTTAAGGGTTTGGGTGAAAAGGGTTTAATGAAAAAATTCCCTGAATTATCCGAAGGAGTTATGTCATTTGATGACATATTAGACATATGTGAGAAAAAATATAAAGACCATGTTGTATATGCTCGTATTATACAAAGTGTAGAAGATTTAGAAAAAAATTACACTGTAATGGATTTATCAAATCCTATGATTGGAGAAAATGATAAAAAATGGTTAGATGAAGTTGTCAAATCAGAAGAATTAAATTATATTCCAGAGCAGTTCATAGCTCTCTATAACGAAGATAAACTAGGTGGAATGATTAGAAACTTAGATTATTGGTTAAAAGAGAATTTTGAAAAATTAGTTATAAGTAAATAAAAGTTATATGACATTAAAATCAATCCAAGAATATGGCCCTAAATTTCAGGTCAAGGTTCTATCATCTTTACTAACACATAAAGAATTTTTAGTAAACATTTATGATATATTAAATGAGGAAGATTTTAATAATCAGGCTCACAGATGGGTTGTAAAAGAAATAATTAAATACTACGACAAATATCATACTACACCTTCACTAGACATACTTAAAGTTGAAGTTAAAAAGGTAGAAAACGAAGTATTACAATTATCAATAAAAGAACAATTAAGAGAAGCATACATAGCTTCAGATGAAGATTTAAAATATGTTCAAGAAGAATTTACAGGTTTTTGTAAAAACCAACAATTAAAAAAAGCATTACTATCATCTGTAGATTTACTTAAAGCAGGTGACTATGATTCTATTAAAATAATGGTTGAAGAAGCACTAAAAGCAGGTGCTGATAAAAACATAGGACACGAGTATAACTTAGATATTGAAACTAGATATAGAGAAGATACTAGAAATCCAGTTGCTACACCATGGCCTAGGATTAATGAATTACTACAAGGTGGATTAGGGCAAGGAGATTTTGGTTTAATATTTGGTAACCCTGGAGGAGGTAAATCTTGGTCATTAGTAGCACTAGGAGGACATGCTGTAAGAATGGGTTACAACGTTTTACATTATACTCTAGAATTAGGTGAAGATTATGTAGGTAGAAGATATGATTCATTTTTTACTAAAATACCAGTTAATCATATTACTTCCCATCAAGACCAAGTAAAAGAAATTATTCCCCAAATACCAGGGAAACTAGTTATTAAAGAATTCCCAATGGGAAAGGCCACAATTCACACAGTAGAATCGCATATTAGAAAATGTACTGATTTAGAAATCAAACCAGATCTTGTAATAATAGATTATGTTGATCTTCTTTCATCAAGAAGGAAAAATGTTGACCGTAAGTATGAAATTGATGATATTTATACAAGCACAAAAGGTCTTGCTCGTGAGCTAAACGTACCAATTTGGTCGGTTTCACAAGTTAATAGAGCGGGTGCAAAGGACGATGTCATAGAAGGGGACAAAGCAGCAGGATCTTATGATAAGATTATGATAACTGATTTTTGTCTTTCGTTGTCTAGGAAGGCAAAGGATAAAGTAAATGGCACTGGAAGGTTTCATGTAATGAAAAACAGATACGGAATGGATGGTTTAACATATGGAGTAAAAGCAGACACATCAACAGGACATTTTGAAGTCCATGATTATGATGAAGATAGCGAATTAGAAGCCCCTTCTAAACCAGTTAATTCTAATTCCAATTTAGATCATTTTGATCTTAAAAAGTTAAATCAGGAATTTAATTCCTAAAATTAAATAAATTATGGCTAAAACAAATCTACTCCAGGAAAGGATAGTATATAAACCTTTCGAATACCAAGAAGCAGCTGATTACTGGCTCAAACAACAGCAAGCACATTGGTTACATACAGAAGTTCCAATGATGTCAGATGTTAATGATTGGAAACAAAACCTATCAGAAACAGAAAAAAATATTATAGGGTCAATATTAAAGGGTTTTGCTCAAACAGAAACAGTTGTAAATGATTATTGGAGTGGATTAGTCACAAAATGGTTTAGAAAACCAGAAGTCATAATGATGGCTACAACATTTGGAGCATTTGAAACAATACATGCAGAAGCTTATTCTTTATTAAATGAAACATTAGGTTTAGAAAATTTTGATGAATTTTTAGAAGATGAAGCTACAATGGCTAAAATAGAAAATTTAACTACTATTAGAGATAGCTTTAATGGAGAAAAAGATGTACATGAAATAGCAAAATCATTAGCTATATT